CAGGCATACTACGACATCGCGCGGCGCATGAACGACAAGCTGATCTGACGCAGGGGGGTGCGGACGCTGCGGCGCCCGCATCTCTCTGCGCCAGGTGCGCGGACCGCCGGCAATGCAGCCTGCGGATAGAGGGACCACGAATGGCACTCAGCAAGAAGAGGGCGAGCGCCGCCGGGAAGAACCGGCAGAAGCCGTTGCCCAAGCGCAAGCCGGTGAAGGAGCGGGTGTACCGGACCCGCGAGGCCATCCTCGCAGACCTGACGGAGATCGTCGCCAAGGTCGAGATCGAGGCCGCCAAGCCCCGGACCAAGGACCTGGAATGGCAGTATGCCCGCAGCGGGCCGCTGTCCAAGCTGCGGGAGAAGACCACCGACCTGGGGTATGAGCTGCGGAGCACGGTGCAGCACGACCCGCTGCCGGAGGAGGACGGGCTCGGGGATAGCTGGGCCATCTCGGAGACCCTCATCGACCGGGCGTTCGCGGCGAAGCCTGGGGAGGTGCCGACGTGGACGCAGAGCGGAGCCTTTTTGCTATGGGCTGGGCGCATCCCGGTCCTGTGCGAATGGGGCGGCTGGGTCCACCCCGCGGCCGCTGTCTGTGCGGTGGCGCCCAACCTGCCTTGGTTCAAGCCGGGCGGCTACCAGTCCGGAAGCGCCTCCACGCTGCCGGCCAAGGCGCTGACGGTTGACGGTTTCTTCCGGGGCTCGATCGCGGCCTTCCTGAAGGCGCCCGATCTCAAGCTGCACCCGCTGACCGACAACCCAAAGTTGCGGGGTGAGTGCCGGCTCGGGGTCAAGACGCCGCTCGACGGGGTGAGGCAGGCGGTGGAGGGGCATGGGGAGTGGCTGCGGCTGGCTCTCGCGCGGGGCCCGGTGCAGCCTATCCAGATGCCGCACCACCTGCCGGCGATCCAGCTTTCGTTCTTAGGCGCGTAGCTAAACCAGGAGATAGCGGGGCGGCTCGCTGCGGCGGGCCGCCTCCAAGGAGCCAACAATGAGCGGATTTGTCGTTGCGATGGGGCCGTGCCTCGCCTGCGGCCGCGTGTTCACCTTCAACCCCCACCTGGTCCCGTCGCTGCCGTGGAACGGCACGAAGGAGCCGATCTGCCGGACCTGCATGGAGGCGTCGAACCAGAAGCGGGTGGCGGCTGGAAAGGAGCCGCACCGGATCATGCCGGGGGCGTACGATGAGATGCCCGAGAGCGACCTATGAGCGACAAGCCCGGGTTTGAGCTCGTCTTCTCCGACAAGGATGGTCCGCGCGGCTGCGGGAGCTGCACCCTCTGCTGCAAGCTGGTGCCCGTCCGATCCATGAAGAAGCCGGCGAACACGCGCTGCAAGCACCAGCGGTTCGGCCAGGGCTGCCGCATCTACGACAACCGGCCGGCCGAGTGCCGGTTCTGGTCCTGCCGCTGGCTGAGCATGGAGGACGCCGCCGGCCTGACGCGCCCGGACCGCTGCCACTACGTCGTGGATGTCATGCCCGACGCCATCACCATCGTGCATCACGACACCGGCGAGCACATCCCGCTGCCGGTGGTGCAGGTGTGGGTCGATCCGGACTACCCGGACGCCCACAAGGACCCGGCTCTGCGCGCCTACCTGGAGCTGCAGGGCAAGGAGCACAACTGCGCGGCGCTGATCCGCTTCAACTCACGCGACGCCATCGTGCTGATGCCGCCGGCGATGACCCACGATGGGCAGTGGCACGAGCAGCACTCAAACCTGCGGATGGGAGTGCGGGACAAGGACGGAATACCGGCCGGGGAGTGAGCGGTGTTCGGCCTTGCCGAAGAGGCTTAACTTGAAACCAGCAGGCCGGCGGGGCTGGGAAGAAACCCCGCCGGCCAAACGTAAAGGACTGCGGGAATGCCCAACACGCCTGCGTTTTCAGATTGTGCCTACCCCGAAGATTGTCAATGCGCCGCTCGCGGCTACCAGCACGAGCGCGACCACTGCGCCGTGGCGGCGGTGATCGAGGCCGCCAAGGAGATCGGCTTGGACACCGAGGCGCTGTTTGGCGAACTGCCGCGTGATCCAGAATGAGCGACACCCCGGAGGACCTGGTGCTGGTGCTGCTGCGCGGCATCAGGACGGACATGACGGAGCTTCGCGCCGACATGCTGGAGGTAAAGGAGCGGCTTGGATTGCTGGAGGCGCAATACTCATCCATTTCCCGGCGCGTCGATCGTGTGGGTGGCGACATCGAGCGCATCAAGCGCCGGCTGGAAATCGCAGAGGAAACGACACCATGACCGGCTGGGAGGATCGCTACCGCGTGGCCGCCGAGCGGTGCGCCGAGCTCGCCAACGTTGAGGGCAACGGCCTGGTGCGCGAGGCGCTCATCGACGCCGGGCACAGCTTCCGCAAGGCCCAGGCGCAGCATCGGGAGATCAAGCAGAAGCGGGACGACACGCGCTTCACCATTTTCCAGGAAGGCGACTTGTCCAGCGCCGAGCGCGGCATCGCCTTCGAGGAAGCCGAGAGGTCAATCCACTACCGCGACAAGGGATGGCGGATGCTGCCGGACGCCGAGTTCGACGCGCTGGTGATCTACACGATGATCGAGCGGGGGGAGTGATGTCGTTTTCCTTCACGCCCCCCGCGACGCTCGCTGTCGGCCAACGGTGCAGCGCATTTGACGACGCCGGAATGCTTGGCGAGGGCATCCGACTGGTGGCGGACGCCAAGCATGCGCCGGTGATCTGGGCGCTGTTCCGCCGCCCGACGCCGCGGGAAATCCGCTGCGCCGGCGCGGAGAGCGGCACCAAGCTGAAGCTCGCGCTGGTGCCGGCCGGCAAGCACACGATGTTCATGCTGATGGACTTGCCGGGACTGACACAGGGGTGGGCGGACGCGCCGTTCAGCCGCGGGCTGCTGCCGCCGGGGCTGCAAGAGCTGATCCCCCGGACGGAGCGGCAGGGCTACCTCTGCTCGCTGGTGCTGCTGGATACCGACACCCGGATCGTGCATGCCCTGCGCGTGTTCTCGGTTTCGCCGAAGTTTTCGGAGACGTTCGACCAACTGTGCCGGGACCAGCTCGCGAACATCGACACGTTCAGTCCGGACGCGCACGACGCAGAGATCCAGGCCGCCTACAGGAAGTGGCCGAAGGCGGACGCGATGGTGAAGCACGCGCTGGTCGTCGAGACAGCCGGGGTCAAGGAGACGTTCTGATGGCACGAAATTTTCGGGGCTTTTGTGCGCCGCCATCATTTCCGATTGGCCCCGGCGATCGTGTGGAGAGCGGCAGCGGCGAAGACTACGACACCGGCACCGTGTTGGATGGCGATTATGCAGACAGACCGGCACCGGGAGAAAACATGCGATGGATCGGCTGGGATTGCGGCGTCAAGACATGGACGCACGTCGATGACCTGAAGATCATCGGGAAGTGAAAATTGGAGCGACGGACGCTATTCCCTCACCACTGACGCCTTCCACCCGCGGCAACTGAACAGCGCCCGCAGCTCGTCCGAGGTCCTCCGGAGGCAATGCTTCCGGAGGATCGGCGCAGCTTCCACGCACACGCCATTTTCCACGATGATGCCTGCAACGAATGTTGGCGCGACAACACGCACCAGCGTAGTAATCCGGGCATCAACAAGGCGGTGTGACATGGGCATTCCCATCGGCGGAACGGTTGACCTTTCACTCGCGCCGGTGACCGGCACACTCGGAGCAGTCGGAAACGGCTCGCCGTTCCAGCCCGCACCGGGCGAATTCAATCTCCTGATCTACGGAACTTTCGTCGCGACTTTGGTGGTCGAGAAGACCTCCAACGCCGGAACGACCTACGTGCCGCTATCCATCGACCTGTACGGCACGGCGATCAGCCTGACCGGGGCGGCGGCCCTGCAGCTCAACGACCGGGAGCAGGGCAACTCATATCGCGTCCGGACGACGGCCTGGACATCGGGCACCGTCAACTATCGGTGGTCGCAGTGACGGCAGCGGCCATAGCGGCTGCTGTTTTCCCGCACATCCGGCCGACTTTAGAGCCCAGGGCATCGTCGAACGTCTTTCAGTTTACATCTCGGATGCCGGCCGCTTTCACGTTCGCCCGCGCCTCGGGATCGACGCAGTTCGACCCCAGCTTGCAGCTTTCCTATTTGGGCAACGAAGTTCCGGACATCGAATATGAACCGGCGACGCTCCAGCCTCTTGGCCTGGCGCTGTTCGGGCAACAGCGCAACGACAGCCCCAACAACATAGCGGCAGGGATAGCCAACGGCGGGGTGCATAGCTACGCCGTATCAACGGACATCGCCCCGCCATACCCCGGCGCCACGGTCTGGAAGCTCACGAAGGGCGCGAACCCGGACTCCAATTTCTGCAACGCCAACCAAATCACCTGCCCCGTCTCGTCGGCGATATTCGGGTCGGTGTGGATGTATATTCCTCCGTCCAGCACAGCCACCCTCGCCCGCATTAGCTGTGATGCGGCGAGCGCGAACATTGCGTGGAAGCCCTACGATTTGGCCAACAAGGGCCGGTGGCAGCGGCCATGGCGGCTGTACACGTCAAGCTCATCGGCGGCCAACACGGGCTGCCAAATCCGCATTGACGGCATGACGTCAGGCCATTCCCTCTACGTGTGCCTGCTGCACATGGCGATCTCCACCGCATATTGCCCGACCATCGTCACCAGCGGGTCTGCGCTCACGCGCGCATTAGAAACGCTGCGCCTGTCCGACGTGGCCTTTGCGCCGATGCTGAATGCCCCGTGGAAAACAGCCATTGTCGAGGTGACGATACCGCAGCTTCCGGCCGCCGGAAGCGCCAACCTCCTGCAGCTCGATGACGACACGGACAACAACAGGGTCCTGCTGCGCTACGACGCAACCGGGGCCGCGATCAACGGGTATCGCGTGGTGGGCGGGGTCGGATCGGCGGCGGCTCCGGTTGGCACCACAACCTCGGGCGCGGTGATCCGCGTCGGAATTACGATGAACGCCACGGACGCGAAGTTCGTAGGGCCGACCGGCACCATCGCGTCACTCACCGGGGGGGCGCTCGCACCGACCAAAATGCGCATCGGCAACCGCGCCGTCGCTGGCTCGAACATCCTGAACGGCTACGCGCGGCTGGCCGCGACCTACCCCTACACCGTGAGCGACGCGCGCCTGCAAGCCATGATCGTCCTTGGAGCACCGCTATGACGCAGATCGGGTCGCTGGTCTCGTCGCACGTTCGCCCGCAGTGCGGCAGGCCGTCTACCGGGAGCGTGTTCTCGATGCTCTCGCAGCTTTCGCCGAGCTTCAGCGTCAGTCGCGGGTCCAATTCATACCAGTTCGACCGCGCTGGGTCGTTGGTGGTGGCTGCGGCCGACACGCCTGCGATCTGCTTTGACCCCGCGACGCAGGCGCCGCAAGGCTTGTGGATCAATCAGGCCCAAACGAACTACGTTGCAAATCCGCGATGCGAGGGCGGGGTTGCCGGATCGCCCGGAACGGTCCCGACATCATGGTCGTTTTTGGCGACGGTAGGCGGTGTAACGCGCGAGATGTCGGCGCCTACTGTGGAAGACGGCATCCCGTGCATTGATCTGCGTTATTACGGAACGCCAGCCCTCACGAGCTTCATGTCACATTACTTCCAGTTTGCGACCGCGACACCGGCGACGCCGGGGCAGTCATGGACCGGCGCAATGAATGTCCGTCTGGTGGGCGGCACATTGGCAAACACGCGGTTTGAGCAGCGGGTTATTACCAGGAACTCCGCCCAAGGCGGCGTCGATTTTTCCACGCCGATATTTGTTCCGTCGACAAATCGCCTGTCTACGTGCCGCCTCTCCACGACAATTGCCTCCGCGTCAGCGACCACCGCATACGCGAACATTGGGTTTGGTATTCAGGTGACTGTCGGCATGCCGATTGATTTCACGATCCGCGTCGGCGCGCCCACCCTGGCACAGTCGTCAATCACCCAGCCGATCATCTTGCCTCTGGCCGGAGCGCAAGGGAACTCGACGCGCGCCGTGGATACGCTGCGCCTGACGGATGGCGCGTTTGCTCAGCGCGTGAACCCGACCCAGGGAACCATTGTCGTTGACGCCGTGATGCTGCGCTCCGTTGCGCAGAACGCGCTTGCCCGCGTGCTTCAACTCAATGACGGCAGCATCAACAACACGATTGATCTATTTGTAACAGGCACTACCGTTGCCGCGCAGGTTGCTATAGCTACCGTGCAGCAGGGATCGACGCCGGGCTACCCGGCGTCTGCGGGCGAGCGTGTGCGATACGTGCTCCGCTGGCAGCCCGGATCGGTGCGTCACGCAGCAATGGGCAACCTATACGGCACCATCACGACAGCGCTGCCGACAATCTCCCAGGTATGGATCGGCAATCGCCCAGACACCGGCAGAGCGTTGAACGGCTACGTCGAGAAGGTCGCCATCTACCCCTACGCCGTAAGCGACACGAGACAGCAAGCAATCTCAGTGCTGGGAGCACCGTTATGACAGCGTATTTCGATTATCGCTTCCGCTTTCTGGCAACGGAGAGCGGCAAGACGAACGCTGCCGCGGCGCTCGAAGCGCTGCGCGCGGCAGGCGCCTGGGTCGGCACGAATGAAGCCCCCGTGAACATGCTGGGGGACCCGATCCCCGGCATGCCGGGCGTGCTCGGCGCGGTGGGGCGCGCTGCTTTCTCGTATCAGGAAGAGGGCGTGGGGCCGCTCATCGAGGTCGCGGCTGTTGGGGATCCGGCCTACTACTACGTGGCCATCCGCACGAAGGTGTCGCCCGACAAGGTGCCGCCGACGCTGCCAGCGACATTCGGCTTGGAAGCGGTCGACGAGGAGACCAGCGCCGCTTTGCTTGGCGTGTGGGCGTAGCTTGGGTTAAACAGACCGGCATCGAGACAAGCCTGCTATTTTAGGGCGTGGGCCGACTACTGGATTTTGGGAATAATCCAATGCGCAGCGAGCTCCTTGACGTTGTGGCGTGTGTTGCCAACCCGGTGCGAGAAAAGGCGCGCATAGCTCTGGCGCTGCCGTTCATTGACCACATGATCGCATCCGGGGTGCGGCTTACCATTGTCGAATGCGCTTATGGCGAGCGGCCATTTGATCTGGTGCCGTCTTCGCCAGCGGCGTTCACCCACATCGGCGTGCGCGCGGCCGGAAACACGCTGATGTGGAACAAGGAGAGCCTGTTGCAGATCGGCCTGGAGAGGCTGCCGGACGACGCGAAATACGTCTGCTTCTGGGACGCGGACATTCACTGCCGGAATGAAGATTGGGCGGCGGAGGTCGTGCATGCGCTGCAGCACCACGAGGTCGTGCAGCCGTGGTCGAACTGCCTCGATCTCGGATCGCACGGCGAAGTGTTGGAGGTGCATACAGCGCTTTTCCGGCTGTATCGCGAAGGCCACACGATCGTGCAGGGGCCGAACGTTGGGCGCGTCCCCTACAAATTCGGCCATCCGGGTTTTGGCCTGGCCTTCACCATGCGCGCACTCGACAGGCTGGGCGGGCTGATCACCACGGCGGCATTGGGGGCGGCCGATCATCACCAGTGCATGGCGCTGCTGTCGCGCGTTGACGACAGCATTCCGCGCGCAATGACGCCCGGCTACAAGGCGCCGCTGCGGGCGTGGCAGGCCCGCGCCGATCGCTTCATCCACAAAAATGTGTCGTTCATTCATAACGTTGTCGAACACGGCTACCACGGTGAGAAGGCCCAGCGCGCCTACGTGTCCCGCTGGGACATCTTGATCAAGAACGACTTCGATCCGGCCTGGGACATCAAGCGGAACAGGTATGGCGTCCTCGAGCTCGCCGGCAACAAGCCGAACCTGCGCCATGAGATCGACCTCTACTTCCGGCGGCGAGACGGGGATCGCCCCTCGACGGCGATCGCATGATGGCCGTCGATCCAGAGGGGTGGCGTACCTGCCCGATCGGTTCGTGCCAACGACATGGCGCGTGCATGTACCATCCATGCCGGAATTGGGCGCTGCCGGCCGGCGCCCCGCCGGCGGTCGGCCTGATCACCGCGGCGCTGCAGGTCGCCACGGAGGCCATCTACATCGGCGGCGGCACCAGCGATCCTGACCTGTTGGCATTGGCCGAGCAGTTCGCGGCACAGGATGCGCGGGCGGCCGTGGTGGCGTTCTTGCGTGCGCTGCCGGGCCGCTTCCCGCTGCCCAGCCGCACCGGCTCGGACTGCAGCGTGTGGGGCGCCATGGAGGGCTGGCACGCGATGCTCGCCGATGCCGTGGAGGACGCGAAAATACCCCCCAAGCCCAAATAGGCCGGTCAGAGCATCCAGAGCATCCGGCAGAGGTGGACTGACGAGGACGGCGGGATGCGCAACACCCGCTGCGCTTCGAGCTCGCACAGCGTTTGCCGACGGTGCAGCTCGGCCGCGAGGATGTCCCGCGCGGCAATGGACAGCGCCATGAACGTTGGAACCAGCAGCACCAGCAGCATCAGCATGCGGCGCAGGCTCAACGGAGGGGGGCGACCATGTAGCGGCGCCAGGCTATCTCGGAGGCCACCAGCTTCACGACCGCGTCGGTGGTCATGTGCATGGCCGCCGCAATGGCCGCGAGGTCGCCCGGGCTGGCTTTGCGCTCTCCCGTCAGGAGGTGGCTCATTTTGGTCCGCGAGCAGCCGATCGCCTCGGCGAGCTCGCGTTGATTGCGGAGGCCGGCGGCGCGCAGCGCGGAGGTGAACTCGCGAGAGCGCATCAATCCACCGCCACGGCGCAAGCCAGCGAGCAGAACACGGCCGGTCCGCTGTAGGGCGTGCCGCACTGGTCGCATTTGCGCTCGGGGTAGCCGTCCACGCGGTAGCGGCTATCCCACCCGCAGCTCGGGCAGACCGAGAAACTGGAATGGATGCGGCCGCGGCTGTCGCTCAGCGACGCAACGTGCAGCACCTCCTGGCAGATCGGGCACCAACTCATGGCGCGGGCTTCTTTTTCCGGCGCCGCTGCTTGTGCACGGGCTGCGCGGGCTGGCGCGGCCGGATCGCCCGCGGCAGCGGATGCTTCGGGTCGCTGCAGGTGGGGCAGGTGCGCGGGTAGCCCGGCGGATCGGGGTCGTCGAACGAGGCGCAGCAGCACTCACAGAGCGAGCCGTCGAGCACGAGATCGGCAATATCACCCATCGGAGCGCCTATACGGGTTTGACCCCAACCTCTGGGGCACGAATTGCCCCGCGCCGCCCCAGGAGCCACTGGAAGGCGGCGCGGGAGTGGGCTGGTGGGCGACCTTGGCCGGACACGCTCCACCAACCCAACTACGGCGGTCACGCACAGGGCGTTCTTCCACCGGCAAGAGAGGGTCGCGGCGCCCCTTTCTGGACGACGCCACGACCCGGCAGCCACGCCCCAGGCGTCGGCCGCGTCACAAGACCCACACGATCAGCCACAACAGCGCCCACAGGACGGTCGAGAGCCCGACGATCAGCAGCGTGGCGGCCCAAAGGGGGAACGGCATTTCGGATTTCCCGTGATAACTTCCGCTTACCGCGGGTTATTCGCCGCAGCCGTAAAGGCCGCCGCGTAGCGCGGTGTGGATACGGCCGCGAGCTTGCCGAACTCGCCGGAAATGATGCCGGCCAGCGTCTTGTCGGACACCCCGAGCTTCTCGATGGTCTCCGGCATCCGCTCGTGCAGCATCGTGACCGCGCCGGAGATCATCGCCGCCTTGACGGCCTGCCCGTCGCCGTGCCCGGCGGGCGGCAGGCAGGCCAGGGTGTCGTGGATGTTGGCGGCCAGCCGGCCGGCACCACCAACCACGCGGGCCACCAGCTCGTTGTGCGTGCGCTCGCGGAGGTAGACCGCCGCATGGCCGAGCACCCAGCTCGCCAGGGTGGAGAGCACCAGCGCGATCGGCACGGCAAACACGTCTGCCAGGTCCGTGATCATGACGGATTCTCCGGTGTGGTTCCGACCAGCGCGGAAAGAAACGTTGCGTGGTGGATTGCGAGCAATGAGCAGCAATCCATTCCGTTGACGATACGGCGGGCCTGCGTCGGGTTGTTTACCAGTGCGTTGAAGTATTGATCGAGACAATGACCAGTAAAGTCGCCGTCGCGCATGCCGTCGAGCAGGATTTGCGCTGCGTATTTCGGCTGCATGACCAGATCGGGATAATGAACAAAATCAACGTCGAGCTTCTTGGATTGGCGCTCGTAATTGTATTTCCACGTCAGTTGAACGAAGCCGCGCCCGTAGTAGACGTGCCCCGTGGTGGCGTCCCGCTCGCCGTAGGCCCGGCCGCTGCCGTGCCCCACCTCCTCGATCGGCATCATGGTGTGGTCGGTCTCGTGGTAGGTCGTCGCCAGGGCGTAGGCCAGCCACCGGATCGGCGCCCCGCCGTAGGCCGCGTCCCAGCGGTCCAGGATCGCGTCGGTGCCGTCGACCGTGCCTTGGGTCAAATGGCCGCGGAACAGGGTGCGGCGCATCTGGCCGAACAGGGTTTTCCGATCAATCACGGGCGCTACCCCCAGAAACCGCCGTAGAGGCCTCTACAGGCCCCTCCGGCTCTGGCGGCTCCACCCCACTGGAAAAGTCGCCAGGAGCCTCTGGCGCCCCTGCGTCGCTGCCAGGGGCCGGCAATGCCAGCCCCTCCAGCACCACGCCCAAATACTGCATCTTCGACCCTCGCCGCCCCACGGTCCGCCACTGCCGGATGACTGCGGCATTCATCCGTCTGGCTACCTCGCGGAGCGCGAGGTCAACGATCTGGTCCTGCCGGCGATGGGAGCCGAGCACCGTCCGCCGCAGGCCGGTCAGCGCCGCCAAGGCCGCGGAAAGGCTGCACATTTGCATCGCCAGGGCGTTGCCCTCGGTGATCGTCAGGCCAACCAGCTCGCCGGGAGAGACGCGCCGCCGGGCCGCGATGATGGTGGCCTGCGCCCACGGGCAGCCGTAGGCGTCGATGTCGAAGACGTTGTAATTGCTCAGATCAATGGCGCGCATGACGCGCTCGTTGGGCGCGGCAAAGGCCAGCCGGTCGGCCGGCCAGTAGGCCTTGAGGTCGCAGCCCGTGTAGTCGGCGGCCTCGCGCCAGATGGTCGCGTGCATCTTGCCCGCGCCGGCGAAGGCGTCGAACACCGCCGCCTGACCGGGGCCGATGGCTTCCAGCACCAGCCGCCGGATTTGGACCTTGGCGGTCGCCGCGGAGCTCGCATTGTCGCGGCTCTCGGCCAGCGCGACCTCATGGCCCATGCGGCTCATGGCGGGGGGAACCCCAGCACCCGCCGGGTTTCCTCGGCCACCGCGAGGTTCATCTCGACGCCCTCTGGCACCGCCCGATAGCCGGGAAACTTGGTCTGGTAGAGCTGGTCCAGGAGCCACGCCTCAACGCCCATCTGCGTCTGCACCTCGCTCTCGGTGACGATCCCCTTGGCGATCAGCACCCGCATCAGCGCCGAGAGCTCCACCCGCGTGACAAGCCGGCTTTCTTGCAGGTCGCGCATCGCGGGGACGCCAGGCGCGTGCCGCCCAATCTCGCCGAGGTGCCAGGCGGCCAGCACGCCGCGCCACTTGCACAGCGTTTCGACGGCTTCGCGCCAAGGGGGCATCACGAGGGCACCCCCTCGCCGCGCATGGTGATCCCGACATCCGCCGTCACGTCGGGAAACTCGGCCAGCAGCACGCGGACCCGGTCGAGCACGAGCGCCTGCTTCGCCAGGGGGCCGGTGACCGAGATCCAGAAATCATCCTGCACCGGCCCGGTCGCGACCTCGCGGATTTCCAGCGTCTCGCCCAGGCCGCCGAACAGCTTGGCCGCCTCGCCCTCGGTGAAGCCGGTGGCGAAGCGGTCCGCCGGCGCCACCTCGCGCAGCAGCTCGGCCACCATCTCGGCGTCGTCGGTGGACAGGTCGCCCAGCCGGTTGTCGCTGAGCATCACCCGGTCGGCGGTGGCCTGGTCAACGTCCCAGATCACCGCCGAAATTTCGGTCCAGCCCAGCCGGGTCGCCGCCTGCACGATGCCGTGGCCGGCGATGATCTGCATGTTCAGCCGGCGGATCAGCACCGGCTTGTGCTGACCATCCGCCCGCAGGCTCGCCATGAGCCGGTTGATCTGGTCCTCGGAGTGCCGGCGGGGGTTGCGCGGGTTGGCGATCAGCCGGGAGATCGGCACGGTTTCCAGGGTGGGTTTCATGCCGCCTGCGCCGCCAGCGCGATCCAGTCGCGGACCTTCTGGTGCGAGCCCCAGGCGTGCGGCGGCAGGTTGTGGTGCATCCACATGGCCAGCCGGGGCATCTGCTGGCGGAGGTGCTCGTCGGCCAGCACCATCGACCACGTCCAATCGTTCGCCAGGATGGCCGCCAGGGGGTGGGTCAGCGGCGGCGCCTCGCCGCGGAACAGGTAGGCCCCCATCATGGCGGCGAGCTCGGGGACCGGCATCCCGCCCCACTGGATGTTCTCCACACGCATCAGGCATGCCCAGCCGGCGGCTTGAGGTCGAGCCGGGCCGCCATCTCGATCCCCATGCTCAGCGTGACGGCGGTGACGTAGGCTCGCTGCGGGTTGCCGCCGGATACCGCCACGCACGCCCGGTAGGCTGTCTCACCCAGGCAGGCGAGCCATTCGCTGGCGTCGGTGCCGGCTGGGGTGGCGGCGCCGATCGCCCTCCAGAGCGCCTCCGCGAGCTTGTCGATCGGCTCGCCATCGGACTTTTTCGGCAGCGGCGGCAGGGGCAGTCCGATCACATCCGGCATGCTGAGCTCCCGATTGCTGCGGCGGCTAAAACGATCACGACCAGGAACAACGCGCCCAACGCCACCGCACTGCGGAGCAGGCGCGTCAGCATGCGTTCGGAGGCGCGGTCAGCGGCGTCGTACGGGTCTTCCGGAGGAAAGCTCATGGCGCGGGGGCTCCTTGCCGCATGGCTTGCAGGATCTCGGGCGTGAGGGCGCCGCCGCGGCGCTGCATGCCCGGACGCGAGGGGTCAGACCGGGCCGCCGGCGGGTTGGGCACGAGGTGGAGGTTCTCGGGCGCGTGCTTCTCGATGAGGCCGCGCAGGAGGGTCAGGCAGACCGTGATGCTGCCGAGCGGCGGATCGCTGCCGTCGGGCATTGGCGCCAGGATGCCGCGGACGCTTTCGCCGACCTTCGCCGCGTCGCGCCAATCGGCCACGACGGCGGCGGTATCGCCGCTGACCAGCAGCCAAGCGCCATGAGCGTGGTGTTTCAGCAGTCCGAGCATGTGATCGCGCCCCGACACGTTCCTCGGCCCGCCGGCATTGGCGAACCCTTCGGCCTCGTGCTTCTGGAAACGCTTCAGCCACAGCGCTTCCATGGCGGTGAGCTGCAGGCGGCGGTCGCCGGCGGGCGCTGGCAGGGCGCGGCGGGTGTCCTGCAGCTCGCGATACCAGGCCGAGAGCGCGGCCGTGAGCTCCGCAAACGAGGGGAAGAATTTGAACTGCGGGGCAAGGCTGGCGAGGCTGGCGGCACAGAAGGCGTCGGTGTGGTGCTCCAGCAGGCTGGCGTAGAGGGCGATCTTTTCCCTCATCGCCCGGTCATCGGCGCCAACGTGGGTCAACTGCGCGAGGTCGGCCAACCAGGCCGAGATGTGCCGGAGCCGGTCTTTGGGGGTCATTGGAGCATCCTTGGGGCGTGGTCGGTGGCGGCCGTGCTCTCGCCCTCGTCGTCGTCATCGAGGTGCATCGCCGCATCGCCGTAGCTGGGGAGCCCCCAATCCTCCCGGATCCGCGAGATGACGTTGCCGCGGGCGTTGGAGCGCTTGCGGCGCTGGCACGCGCTGACAAGCCAGCCCTCCGGGTCGATAGGTTTAGTTTCCTCGGCGTCGATCAGAATGGCCATGAGGCGGGCGCAGTCGTCGCCGAGCATCTTGAGCAGTCGGCCGAGCAGCCCCCTCGCCTTGCGGGGAGGCAGGCCGGTCAGGGCTTGGACGATCGGCGTCCCGTCCTGCCAAAGCTGAAGTCTGACCCCCCCTTTCACGACCCCATCGGGCGCACTCCGCGCCACACCGTTAGGTGTGATTCTTCTACTGGAGAGTCCTTGGAGAGTTGGGGTGACACTGGTGTCACCCTTTACGGTCGTATTTGTCACCCTTTCTCCCGGCAAAGGGTGACAGCGTGTCACCTTTTCCGGCGTAGCTTTCGTTGCGGCCTCGCGTGCCATCAGAAGTTGGTATTCGGACGAATGGCCGCGTCCGGTTCCTCGCTCAACTGCAATGAACCCAGCCGTCTCAAGATCGAATATCGCGCGCTGAACCGACCGCTTCGAGGTCCTAAGCTCGCGCGCCAGCCGGGCCAGTGTTGGGAAACACTTCCCATTGTGGTCGGCGTATTTGGCGAGGATGACCAGCAGCAGCCGGGTGAAAGTGGTCAGACCCTCGTCGGTCAGGTTCAGCGCCCAGAGCAACGGCGCCCAGCCATTGACGCGGCCCGTCATGGCCCACCGAGCGCGGCGCAGGCCACGAACGAGAGCACGAGGGCGGCGGGCGAACGGTCCTCGCGGTGGAGGACCTGAACCGCGCAATCGCGTCGGCCACTGGCGACCAGCGCGCGGCAGATCGACACCAGGGGCGCGGGGCCGACGTGGCTTAGCCGGCCGCAGGTGATCCGGTCGCCGTGCAGCAAGGCCACGACCGACCGGATGGGGGAGGCCAGCGGGACGGTCCCACTGTGGCGGTTGACCCGCCCGGCCAGAAATGTTCCGGGGGTCATGCAGCTCGGACACGCCGCCCCCGCAGCAGCAGGCAGCCGTAGATCCAGGTGACCCGGGCGTCCGCTTCGTCATCGCCCAGCCCCGCCCAGCCTTGCCGGGCGCACCATGCGATGACGTGGTCCTTGGCGGTGCCCTTTGGAAATCGGCCTCTCCCCATGACGCGAGCCCGGATGGTCGTCGAGCTCTCGTCGGCAAACGGAATGCGAAGGCGGAAACAGGTGCTTTCGGCGTGGTACGAGAGTCCCTGCAGCAGCGAGGCGCTGGTCTGCCTCTTCTCGAAAAGCGGGCGCTCGGCGATCACCCAGCCGGGCTGGTAGGCGGCGCACGCAGCCTCGAGCTCGGACACCAGGGCGCAGAAAGCGCGCCCCAAGTTGTCGAGGCCGGGCAGGTGCCAGACGCCGGATATCGGCTCCCGGTCGTTGATCCCGCCGTAACACCACCCGGACGAACGGCTGAGATCGAGCGCCAGGACCCCGCCGGGGCCCGGACCACTCACATGGGGAGTCCGGCATCTCCGCTCGCCGCCTTGCGTCCGCGCTTCTTCGGCGGTGCCGCCATCTCTTTCGCGATCTTCGCCTGTCCGCGGCGATAGCCGGTGTCCCAGGCGCCGTAGATTTCGGTGCCGGCCGTGTGCGGATTTTCGTCACGGTCGCCGCCGCGCAGCCCGACCTTGTAGCCGGCGCCGTCAGCTTCCCAGGCGTTGTGCGTGGCGGCTGCGTCTTCGGAAACTTCCACTGAGGTAAAGAGCTCGGCCTGGACGACCGGGATGTTGAGCAGCGCCAAAATGCGGATGCGATCGCGCATGTCGCCGCGCAGGCGATCGGGGTCGCGGCTGCGATCCTTCAGGCTGACGGCCAGCATCTTGCTGTTGCAGCCATCGCTTTTCGCCGCCTTGAGCCGGCCCTTGTACTCGGCCTGGGCCTCCTTCATCGCTTCGAGCGCGTCGGAGCACGCCCGGATGTGATGTTGGTAGGTTTCGTCAGTTACGTTCGAGAGCGCGGCGGCGAGGCTTTTGGCCATTGGGGACTCCGACAACAATCTGAGTGGAGTGCGGCACCGAACGCAGGATCGCCTCGACGGTGAGATCCAACTTGCACTTCGCGGCCAGCCCCGAGAGTTGGAGCGCCCGACCCGGCGGGATTCCATCCAGTCGCCACGAGCTGACCGTCGAAGGGGCTGTGCCAAGCGCCTGCGCAAGCGCCGACGTTCCGCCAAACAGGTCCACGATCGAATTGACTGTCATCTCGGAAGTTTTGGCCATTTACCCGTTCACTTCGGTCGCCGGCACGAGGACACTTTCTAGCTGCGGAAATCCCTTCACATCAAGCGAAAGTGAAGATTATTACATTTCAAATTACGGGTAAGGCGAAATGGGGCCGTTTCCAGAACGTTGCATGCCGCTTGTCATGTTGCCCGGCAGATTGACTTCGGGCAGGCGGAAATCAACTATTGAAACTCGTCTCCGAGAGGGCTTCATTCCGGTCAACATTGAAGGCGCCGGGAGATGGCACAAGACGTTGTTGAGCTGCGTTTGGAGACCCCAGACGGCCTGATCGTCTATCTCCTTGTCGACCGGCAGCGCGGTTTGCCGCCACGCAGCGATCCCCCGGACCCCGGACAGGCCCGCGAAGCCGAGTTGATCCGGGTTTACTGCGAGGACGGGAAATTGCCGGACCGGGAAACGTCGCGCTGGGCCGAGGGGTGGTTCGGCGAGAATTCGGACGCCGCCTTCGATGGCGCGGAAGTTCGATGACCGGAACGTTGTTGGGCGCGGGCATCTATTTCGGCGTCCCTGCGGACGTCTATCACGCTGATCCGTGTCCAGAACCGTCCCTCTCTCATTCAATAGCCAGAACGATCGCTGGCCGCAGCGCAAAGCACGCGTGGCAAATTCATCCGCGCCTGAATGGCGAGTATCGGAGGAGCGCCCCAACCCAGGAGATGCAGGACGGGAGTTGCATACACGCATATGTACTCGGGGGACACGAAAACTTAATAGTCACGGTTGACGCCGAGGATTGGCGCACCAAGGCAGCCCAAGAAATCCGCGACGCAGCGCTCGCCGAGGGGAAAATAGCCGTCCTGAAGAGGCGTATCCCTGGACTCCAGGCTGCCGGAGAAGCGGCTTGCAAGGCGTTGAAAGAACACGAAGATAGCTCGGAAATATTCGCCTCAGCCGAAAAGGAGGCGACGGTTATTTGGCAGGAGGGCGGAATCTATTGCCGCAGCCGGGTCGACCTCCTGCCGAACGATCCGGCGGCCACGGTTTACGATTTCAAGTTCACCACCAAGAGCGCCGCGCCCGCCGATTACGAGAAAACGGTCTGGAGCACGCTGGCCACCCAGGCGGTGTTCTACAGCCGTGGGTTGGAGGCGGCCCGCCAGGTGAGGCCGCGCGGATTCAAGTTCGTGGCCTGCGAGATGTCGCCGCCGTACGGCGCCGCGGTGTTCGAGATCGGAAACGATCTGTGGGCGTATGCAGAGGACCAGATCGACACCGCCATGATCCAGTGGGCGACGGCAATCGAGAGCGGATCGTGGCGGAGCTACCCGCGCCGCACCGTCACCGTGGGCCTGCCGGGCTGGTTGGCGAACCGCTGGGAAAACGAGCAGACGCTCACCCAGATCGGCCGCCGCGCCTCGATGGAGCGCGTCGAAGCCGTCGCCGGCGTCGCCAAACGGCTCGGGAAGCCGCTGTCATGAGCGCGAAGTATGGGGACACGCCGGAAGCCACCAAGGCCGAGATCGCCGACCTGAAGCGGCTGCTGGCCGTAGCTCGGCTGGAGCGGGATTTGCTCGACGCGCAGGTCCGCTCCGCCATGAAGCAAATTGCGCTCATGCGGCGCGCGGCGGCGCGAAAGCACGCAGCCACATGACGATCACCTGGGAGCCGGCCCGGCGCGATGGATTTGGCTGCTTTATCGCGTTGGCTGGGGCTTCGCGCTCCGGCAAGACCTTCAGCGCCTTGGAGCTCGCGACTGGCATTGCCGGGCCGCGCGGCAAGATCGCCTGCGTCGACACCGAAGCCGGTAGAATGAGCCATTATGCCACCAGTTTCGCGTTCAGCCGCGCCAACCTGAGACCTCCGTTCTCGCCTGACCGTTTCGCCGAACATGCGTTATCCGCAGAGCAGGCCGGCTTCGCCGTCCTCGTCATCGACAGCTTCTCGCTCGAATGGGCTGGCGAGGGCGGTGTGCTCGACTGGCACGAACGTGAGCTGCAGAGGTTGGCCCCGAGCGGCAATGAGGCCGAGCGCAAGAAGAAAAGCCGCACCGCCTGGATCAAACCCAAGGCGGCGCACAAAGCGATGATGAACAGCCTGCTGCAGCGGAAGATACCGATCATCTTTTGCTTGAGGGCCGAAGAAAAATTCGACGACAACTTCCGCCCGTTGGGATGGATACCGCAGCAGGACAAGAGATTTATTTTCGAGTGGACCGTGTCGCTGACGCTTTCGCCGGCCCGCCCCGGTGAGCCCGATTACGACTTGCCGCACAAGTTGCAGGATCAGCACCGCCCGCTGTTCCCCGAGGGGAAGAAACTCACGGCCAGCGCAGGCGCCGCGCTGTGGGCCTGGGCCTGCGGGGATCTGCCGCCGCCAGCGCCCTCCACCGAAGCTGACGAGGCGACACCGCGCCAGGTGCAGGCCAACGCAGAGGACCGCGCCGTGTTGTTCGTCGCCGAACTCAAGGACGCGATTGCCAAGGCCGGGACCAGGCCGGCGCTCAACGCCCTGCTCGACCAGAAAGCCGTGCGCGCCCGGCTCGACCGGCTGGTTGAGGCGCACCCGGACAAGCACCGCGAGGTCATGGCTGCCGTGCAAACCCGCGTCGCTGACATCGCCGCGGCCGAGATGGGCCAGGAGGAGGAAGCGCCGGCATGATCGACCTGCTGAACTATACCCGGCTGCGGGAGGACCTGGAGGCGGCGGCCACGCTGGCTGACATCCAGGCTGTCCGCGAACGGGCGCGCGTGCTGGCGGCCAACGCTGCCGAACGGCCTGATCGCGCTTCGTGGCGCGATCTGTTCGTCCGCGCCTCATTCCGGATGGGCGAGATCAGCAACGATCTGCCGAAGGCGCACAGGTTCCACACATCGCGCGCGGGCGACAAGCCGAAGGCCCTTCAGCTCATCGAGGCCAAGGTCAGCGCAATCACGATCTCCGAATTGGAGCGGCTGGCTGGCCGCACCCCGGCGCGGCGGGCGGCAGCCAAGGCCGTGATGGAGGCCTATCTCGCGGAGGCCAGGAGGACCGCGGTCATCCCGACGGTATCGAAGCTGCGGCTTGCAGTGGAAAATTCGGCGCTAACGAAAACCCATATACCGTGACATAAGCACTGCGGCGGAAATTCCGCCGTAGGAGCCACCCGATGGCTGCGAAGAAAAAAGAAGAAGAACCGGCCACGATTGTCGTTGAGCCGCTCGAAATCGGCGAGATGAAGTTTCACCTCATCGGAAATTCGCCGTTCATTTTCAACACGATGAGCGAGAAGGTAAAAATCTATCTGCTGATCCCGCCGCCCGGCAAGAAGACGGCCGCGGACAAGGCGGCCACCCTCAAGCACGACCCGGAGCAGGAGTTTCGGGATAGCGCCTCGCGAAACCTCGGCAACACCTGCGCCACCCGCCTCTGCCACCCGACGCCCGCCTTCAAGAACGCCATCGCTTCGGCCGCGCTCGACATGCCGGGCGCCGCCAAGACGGAGATCGGCCGCCTGAGTTGGGTGACGGGATACGCCGTCGACATCTACGGGATCCCGAAGCTGCTGATGAGCGTCGTGAAGATGAACAACGCGGCCAGGACGCCCGATGTCCGGACGCGGGCAATCCTCATGGAATGGGCTTGCAGTTTCACGATCCAGTTTGCGAGGCCGAAACTGACGGCTCAAGCAATGACCAACCTCGCTGTCGCGGCCGGCATGATCCGTGGCGTCGGCGATTTTCGCCAGGAAAAGGGCAAGGGCAGCTTCGGGCGCTTCCAGGTCGTTGGGCCTGACAACCCCGACTACAAGCGGATCATCGCCACCGGCGGCCGGGGAGCGCAGGACGCCGCCCTTGAAGAGTGCGAGCCGGCTGACGACGAAAGCGAACGGCTGTTGAGCCTCTACAAAATCGAGGCCGCCCGCCTCGGTCGCGAGCCGGTGCGCCGCCCTCCCCCCGTCGAGAAGATTGCCAAGAAGAACGTCGCCGCCGGCGCTGCCGTCGCCAAGCGCCAGGCCGCCAAGCGCAACGGGACAGGAGCACGCAAATGAGCGCCCGACTGGAGGTGCTTGCCCTCGCCGACAAGCACAAGGGGAAGTTCACCCCCGCCATGCTCGTGGCTGCGGCCAGGAAGCCGACCTCGGCGCTGCACCGGCGGTTTGAGTGGGACGACACGATTGCCGGGCAGAAATACCGGCTTTACCAGGCGCGGCTGATTATCAACGTGGTCGTCATGCCGTCGATCGCCGGCAAGACCACTGTTGCGATCCCGGTTTTCGTGAGGAACCCGGAGATGGCATACAACGTGCAGGGATATGTTGCGGTCGAGCAACTTGCTGCCAACCCGGAATCCGCGATGGAGAGCGTCAACGCTGAGTTCTCGCGGGTGCTGCAGGCGTTGACGCGGGCGCGGCATTTGGCTGTGGCGCTCGGCTTCGCCAGGGACATTGACCGGCTGATGGAAGATGTGCGCAAGCTCGCGGGCCGGATCCCGTCGCCCCCTAAACGCAAGGCGGCGTGAGCCGGTAGGATGTCACGGAACGGCGAGGCTGGGTGCGGCTAGGCGGGGCGGGGCATGGCCCGGCTCGGCCGTCAAAGCAAGGCTGGGCATGGCGGGGCTAGGCGCGGCATGGATCGGCGCGGCCGTCTCGGCTTGGCACGGCTCGGCTAGGCCCGGCAGGGCGAGGCACGGCTTGCCCAGGCAGTCGTGGCGGAGCCCGGATTGGCCCGGCCCGGCCCGGCTCGGCACGCCACGGCGCGGCTCGGCCGTCTTGGCAAGGCATGGCTCGGCGCGGCGCGGCGGGGCATGGCGCGGCCGTCTACACCCGGCCAACAATGGACCGGAGAGGCATGGTGCGGCGCGGCCCGGTAGGGCCGTCCACATCGGGGCAGGCAGCACGAGCCTGCCCTTCGTGCCGAAAGACCAACGGATGTCACGGAGAGGCAGTCTTGGCTTGGCTAGGCACGGCCCGGTCGGGCCAGGTTCGGCAGGGCCGTCCAGGATCGGCTAGGCATGGCAAGGCCGGGCTTGGCTCGGCAGTCCAGGCAAGGCGGGGCGCCAAGGTGCCGGTGGGGAGCGATCCTCGCCGGCACCGACCCCTATACGGGATACCCGCAATCAGGGTCTTGCCAAACTGTCATCAATCAAGGCAGCGTAACGGGCCGGCATGGGGCCGGCAAAAGAAAGGGCCGGACCCCGAAGGACCCGGCCCTAACCTTTAGATGGAGGAGAAGCGAAACCGAGAAGCACCTCGGCACACCCGCAACGCAACCACCTTTGATGCAGCGCCTTTGCAGGGCGCGGGATCACCTAAGGAGTGACCCCAGCATCATAGAGAAATCGGCTGCCGTCAAGCTGCATCGTTGCAGCTTACGCGGGTGTGCGCGCCTCTCGGTTTCGCCTCTCCCCGATCGGGAGATGAGATGCACATTTCGCCGCCCCCGAAGCACCGCGCCGGCGCCACAAGTGAGGCCCCGCCGCCCGTAGATTTCAGCCCGGCCGAGATGCATCTGTGGCGGTGCCGCGCCTGGGAGGCCTTCCGCATCGGCGCCATCAACGGGGATCACTACGCCCTGATCTTGGCTCTGTCGGGGGGCATGGCCCTCGGGCTCCCTTACTTCCCCAGCCTCGCCAACATCGCCGAGATGGTCGGCCGCTCAAGAACCACCGTGCGCAAGTGGTTGGGGCGGCTGCAGAAGGTCGGGCTGCTGATCATCATCCCCCGGAAGGTCCTGGTGCCGTGGCTGGGCAGCCGCCGGGGCGGCATGCAGGGGGTGCAGACCACCAACGCCTATCTGCCGCGCCTACCGGAGCCGGATGAAGTTTTCGAGCCGCGCCGCCGCAACTGTGAGGCCGTCCAGCGGCCAGGACTCAAGGGTAGTTCTATTAAGAAGAAAGAAGAGGGAAATCAGCCTGTTGACAACTCGCGGTCGCAACAACTGTCCCTGGAGTGGGCGGGATCGCTGGCGCCATGGGAGAGGCGGGCGGCCTTGGATGCCAGAACCGCCTCGGTAGAGGCAAGGCTGGCAGCGGAATATGCCAGGAGGCGGGTGTTCTGACGCACAAGCCGCCAGCGTTTCACCAACATTTGGTTGAGCAAACAGGCCGCGGAAAGGCGGCAACGGAAGAGCTGCGCTGTCCACCTAGTTATCTCGGGCAGTTAGCTAGGCAGTCTCAGCAAGCGCGAGACTCCCGGCCCCGGAATCCCACCCGGTGGGAGAGCTGCGCCCGGAGAGATTTGACCCAGATCAAGAGTGCGTGAAGACCTGAAGTTCAGTCCGGGCGCGTAACTCCAAAGAGCGCAGAGTGTAACTGCGTCAACTCAACTTATGGTTGACTTGCCTCGATGCTGGCGCCGACAAGTTCGCGTCCCTCTCCTGGGGTCGCATCGGGATCAACTGGCGGCGGCGCTTCCCTCCCTGGCGTCGCCGCATCTTTGTCAACGATGTCGGGCTGCCAAATTTCATCGAAGGTTTGCCCGTTTGCCCGGATGGTTTGCCCGGTTTGCCTGGACCGGCGGACCAGCTTTCCTGGTAGGCCGCGCGCCTCCCGCAGCCTGATCCTGGCGGCGCCGTAGGCCTCCCGCGCCACGCTCCGGGGCAAGCTCGGCGCGACGGCGCCAACGGCTGCGACAGCTTGCAGCAAGGCCGCGAGATCAGCGGTCTCCACCGTCACCAGGGCTGGTAAAACCTCCGGTTTGTCTGGTTGTCCCGGCGGTAAAACCTGTGTGCCCGCGTCGATCGCGGCCTGGGTGTCGACGGCGCGGACCAGGAATTCGCCCATTGTCTCGCCAGCCCGGGTAGCGGACGCTGCCATCTTCAGGCGCGTGGCGATTGGCACCGCCTTGATCGTCATCGACTTGTCGGTTCGCCGCGGCTTGCCTTCGGTCATTGCTATCTCCGGCCAAGGAAAACCTGGTTTTACCATTGGTTTTACCGTTTCCGAAATCGGTAAAACCATCTTCACGTTGACCGGCAACGAAAGCATATGCCATTCCGTTGCTTCTAAAGCGAAAGCACACTCATGTCACAAGGCGATCTACGCTCCCGAATAGCAACACTTGAGAGAGATGGATGGTCAGCAACGAGAACGAGAACAGGACTGATACAAGTCACTCATCCATCAGCACCTAAACCAATTACCGTTTCTCCACGCAGCCACGGCCAACGAGATTTAGCTAACTTTGACGCCGCTGTCCGCCGCGCGCTCGGCGGGAGCAAGCCAGCCGACAAACCGGCCGCTCAGGAGCGCAAGGCGCACAAGCCCCGAACGCTCGCCACCGACTTCCACATGCCCGCCCTGGCCGGCGACCGCCTCGCGGCAATGCCCCACACCGAGGCCTACGCCCCGGCAGTCAGCGACCCCCCATCGGAATCAGCCCTCGCGTCAGCTCTCCGCGCCTCTCGCAAGGCGGCCATCTCGATGGCGATTGAGCGGCTGCAGGCCTCCCCGTCCATCGCTCCCAGACCGCAGCAGGCAATGACGCCGATGCCCCAGCCGTCCCGGCGGCAGCGGCAGCAGGACCGGCCCATTCCAACCAGGCCGCTGGCCCCGTTCGAGGCCCGGCCCCGCGTTTCAGAAAGCTCGGCGACCTTTCCCAATCCGCAGCCCGCCGAAACAAAGCCTCCACCGAAAGCCTACGTGTGGGATCCAATCCGGGGGGGCTTTGTTGACGACCTTGCGCGCGAGGACGAGGCCAAGCGCTTGGCGGCGCAATGGGGCGCGCACTGGGGCGCGGCGATCCGGGCCGCCCGCGAACGCCGCGGGTGGAGCCAGACCGACCTAGGCGCAGAGATCGGGAAGACCAGCATGAGCGTGTCGCTGTACGAGCGGGAGAAGGTGCGGCCGTCAGCCCAAGCGCGGGAGAAGTTGCTGAGGGTGCTCGGCGTCACGGTGCCGGCGTAAATTCCGCCGCGCCACAGCAGCACCGGCGGATCGCTTCCGCGAGATCGGACTGTGCCGTGTCGAGCGCGGACTTCGCCGTGCAGAGCTCGTAGTCCAGTTGATCGACGCGCGCACTGGCCAGCGCGACGGTGCGCCGCAGGGTGCCGATGAGGTAGGCGGCCTCGCACAGCATCGGCTGTTCATTCACGTTGAGGTCGAGCGTCACGGCCGGTCCTCCTTTGCTGCCTCCGTCAGATACGCGGAGAGCTTTGTGACTGCGTCGCGGGCTTCGGTGAGGGCGCGACCGTACCGAGGCCCGGCGGGGGTCTTTTGCAGGATCGCCATCGCCACCTGGGCGCGGCGGTTCAGCTTGCGCAGCTCGGTCAACTGCAGCGTGCTCGTAGAGCTGGCGGCGACCGAGAAGGAGTCCCCGACCGCGGCGGCATACTGCTTGGTGAGCTTGCTGGGCGGCTCCGGTTGGCGCGGCGCCTCGGCGGCGAGCGCTGGCGGCACCGGAAGCACCGGAAAAGGGGCGGGGAGTTCCTCGCTGTGCGGCTGGCACGCGGCGAGCATCCACGACAGCGCGAGCCAGCATGCTCGTGCCGTTACCATTTCCGGGGGACTTTCGGTGCCGGACTGATGAAGTCGAAGATGAAGCCCACGCGCTCGCGCTCGACGGCCATCTGCTCATGCACGCTGACCAGGTCCTCGCGGAGCTTGTCGACCTGAGCGGTCAGTTGGCGCAGCGCGGCTTCGATGCGGGCGGCTTGGGCCAGATCGGTGTCGCGCAGGGAGGATGAGGTCCGGACAACGTCCGCCAGCGTGCCCACGCGGCTGGACAGGGCGCTGGTGGTTTCCTGGAGTTGCCTGATCTCGCGTTCGGACTCGATGTTCGAGCGCAGGTGATTGGAGAGCGAGGAGGCGACCCCGAACACGCCGGACAGGCTGGCTGCCAGAGTTGCAGCCACCCACCAATATCGTTTGGCGACTGCAATTCTGGTTTCTTGTGTGGCCGGACGCGCGGTCATGCCATTTCGCCGATGTGGGGGCGGGGCCACGCTTAGCCCCGCCTGGTGTCAGGCTTTAGCCGGTGGAGGATCAGCCGCGGGGGCCTTGGCCGGCGCGGCTTCGGCGGGTTTCTCGGTCGCTGCCGGCTTGGCAGGTGCAGGTGCGGGCGCGGGTGCCGGCGCTGGCGCAGGCTTGGTCTCAAACCCGGTGTTGGCCGCAGCAGCGGTCGCAAACGGGAGGATGGCGCTATCAAAGGCCGTGTTGAAGGCGCCGATGGCAGCCGGATCTACGCCGCAGGCACGGTGCGCCGCCGCGATCCCTTGCAGCAGGAAGATTACCGACTGCGCGACCGTCGTGGTCTCTTCCACCTTGCGGCGCAGGGCCTCGAATTCACCAGCCATCAGCATGTTCCAGTTCTTTGTGCGAGAAATTTCGGGCGCGGCTGATTGCACCGCGCGATATACCGGAGCGGCGTAGAGCTACGCCATAAGTTTCAGTAGTGAACCATTTACATCCTTTGTCGCTTGGGTGCCGATCAGCCCGGCAACGCTAGGAGTTCTGCGGTTCTGGCCGTGTCGATTGCGCCCTCGGCAACGAGAAGCGCAAGCCAGTTTGCGGCCCGCGGCTGGGCGAGGTCGATCCAGCCTTGGGCCAAGCCGACCGTCAGGCCAAGCTGAATGGTCGGGTTGGAGAGGCACGCGGCCTGCACTTCAAGTTGCTCCGCCGCAGTGAAGCGGGCGAGCCATGCTGATGCCGAGATGATGGAGGGCGGCGGCGGTGGTGTGTAGGGGGTTGGGGTGTTCCCTTCCTCCTGCCACTTCAGGAACGCCTGGTAGTCGGCATTGCCGGGGTCGGCCGGGATGATTGCGCCATCGGCCTCGCGGGAGACGGCGCCGTTTTCCAGAGCTTGATACACGCGATTTCCTTAAAGGTCGGCCGACAGGGCGACGGTGCCGGAGAACATGGTGGCGCCGCCCGCGGAAGACGTGGCGGCGTAGTAGGCTGATGACGCGGTGAGCGAGGCGGCCGTCATCGTTGCGGCGTTGGTGTAGGCCTGCCCACTGAGGGCCGCGGTCGGCGCCACGCGCATTTCGATCGGGTGCATGACGGTGTAGCCGTAGGCCTGCGAGGCGGACACGTAAGTTGTCAGCTTCGCGGCCACGATCTGGTAGTGCCGCTTGCAGGCTGCGAGGTCGGTGGCGTCGCTGACCGCGCTGAACGGGTTCAGCACCGCCGCCTCTTCGAGCATCACGTTAACGAGCTGCAGGGTGTAGCTCTGCGGGGTCACGCCCCACGACGCCCAGCCCGCGCCGCCGGACATGAGGAAATCGAGGATCAGCTTATGGTCATTCCCCGAGCCGACTGTCTTGCCGGTCAGCGAGGGCAACGTGAAAGTGGATGAATAGCGCGCCCACGTTGTCGACAGGGTCACGGCAACCGGGGCCAACTGGACCAGGGCGGACCCGCCAGACCCGAAGCTCTGGCCGAGAGAGAACGCCAACTTGGGCGTGCCCGACGTTGCCCGTGCCGTGAACGACACCGTGACAACCTTGCCGGCCAGCCGGCGCACGTTTTCGAGGTTCGTCGAGACGCCGCAGAAATCGTTGTAGGCCGAGCCGCCTACCACCACGCCCTGCCAGTAGTGGGTGACGGACTGGTCGCCGATCGCCGTACGGTCGGCATCTGCCGCGGCAACCAGGGTGGCCGAGCAGGTGCAGCCGGCGGACAGCCAGATGAACCAGCGATCGGCGGTGTAGCTGGCGGCTGTGGTCCACGGCCCGGCGCCGCGCTGCTGGACACGAAATTGGGCATTCAGAACGTAATTGCGGGCATTGGCCGAAGCCGAGACGGCCGCGGCGGCGCGGTAGGCGGCAATGTCAGTGTACCCGGCCACGACATAGGCCAGATACCGGGGATAGGCCGTGCCATCGACGGTGACAGGGTCGTTGTAGCCGTAGCCGGCGAGCAAGGCCGTGTCGATCGTGATGCCGTCCCAAACGTTCACCATCGGGTGCGTCCTAAGCTATGATTTCTGTGAGCTCGAAGGTGGTGTCGATCAGGCCGTGCGTTGCCGCAACGAGCGCCGACAAGGTCGACAGCCGCGACAGGAAGCACTGGCGCGGGAAGTTGGCCGGATCGTCCGGGTTCCAAACGAAGTAGACCTGCCCGGAGACGCCCAGCAGGTATTGCATGTCGTTGGCCCACGTCATCGCCTCGGCTTTCGGCAGGTGGTTCACCGAGAAGCGGGCAATCCGCCGTCGCGCCCTCTGGTCGAAGAAGTCAGCGCCGCCGGCCGTGGTCTGCACCACCGTGCTGTCGTTGTTGGCCCAATTCGCCCCGTAGACGAAGTTGCGCGTGGGCTGCCAGCCGGCGGCAAACACAAAGCGGGGTAGCTCGAAATAGCCATCGGGATTACCCACGTCGGAAATCTCGACAAGCCAGTAGCGGGCATTCTGTGCGGCCGGGAAGACCGTCAGCCACGGCATCGGATAGATCAGCGCCGCCTCCGGATCCATGCGGCCATCCCACAAGGACGGGTCGCCCCAGGCCAGCGTTCCGGGCGCGTAGAGCTGGGAGTAGACATCCTGCCAGCCGGTATCGACCACGGCGGGGTTGTCGGGGTTGATCGCCACGGGATCGGCGCCAAACTTGCTCAGGCGCAGCAGCTCGGCCGCGGAGAGCTCGCCATCATAGACCGCGCCGTAGAGCGGTGCGCCGCCGGTCAGCGCAGGCCCCGCCTGGTGCCCGGTGTAGAGCCACCACGGGGCGCCACCCAGGAACATGCTGGTGTAGGCCGGATAGGTGCCGGCGTGCGGGCCGGTGCCGCAATGCACGCCGTTGCAGTAGACCGAGATGGCGCCAGGGGAAAAGCGCACAGCGGCCCGGTTCCGCCCGACGACAACCGGGGCCATGAAGACGTTGAAGTTGGGCGAGGTGCAGGTGAAGTAGGTCGATCCGGACGCTGTCGAGATATAGCAGCACTCCGAGAAGCCGGAGGCGGTGGAGAAGCCCCCCAGCGCCCCGGCATTGGCCGAGCCCACCCACTCCGTCACCCATGTGAACGAGCCGGTGGCTGATCCGGCCGGCGGATCGACCCGCACGCCGGAGACCGGGTAGGCGTTGGCCGTCTCGTAGCCAACCGCCGGATCAACGTAGCCCATGACCTCCGCGCCGAAGCTGGTCGCCGTCGCGAGGTCGAGCGCATAGGAGGGCGAGATGTCGGTCGCGCCGGTGTTGCTGCAGCCGCGCACGCGGACCTTGGCGGTGCGGGAGGCATTGGATCGGGGGAGCGCCACCAGGCGCACGCCGCGCGTCAGCCCGAGATCAGCCCAGAACTTCGTCGATGCGGCCAGTGCGTCGGTTGAGCGCGCAACGCTGGCGAAGTCGCGCTTGAGCAGGTTGGACAGCGGGAGCGCACCACTCCACGAGCCACCGGACAGCGCGACCGTCGCAATCGACGGGTCGGGGTAGAGGTAGTCAGGATAGCCGAGTACAAGGTTGCCCATCCGGTTATCCCCAAGCGTAGATGGTGGTCTGGTTGTTGGCGAAGTCTTCGATCATGCCGATGACCAGCAGGAACTTGCCGGCCAGGCCAAAGCGGTCAGTGGCGATCGAGATGGTGGTGCCCAGGTCCACCGCGGAGGCGAGCTCTGGCGGAACGACAATGGTAACCAACAGGCGCCGGGCTCCGTAGAGATTTATCAAACGCGAGGCCTCGGTGTTGGAGAACAAGGCCGTCATCAGACAGGTGTTGAACTCCATTGGCTGCGACGTTGGATTGCGCCCGGTGCTGGTTGCTGGATCCCATATCGCTGGCATCGACCAAACGGTGTAGCGGTATTCGTTGGCGAGATAGTCTTTGCGGGCCGCGGTGACGGCGCCAGCAACGTTCGCCCCGGAAAGCGTCAGGAAGGTGCGCGCGTAGCCCAGCTTGACCTGATAGGTCGGAATGCCGCGCGACTGATCCGCCGTCGGCTGCAGCACGATGACCGAGCCCGACGTGTTCAGGAGTTGCTGCTCGGTAAAGGTGACGACGGCTGGCCCGGTCGGCACAACCAGCATGGTGAGGTTGAATTTGCCAAGCCGGTTTGGCGTCCAGCTTGCCCCGACGCTGCCCAATACGAGGTCGAGGACATCGCCCACCTTGGCGCCCGCGCCGGCCGCAACGAAGTGCCCGCACCCGCCATCGGCTGACAGGTTGAGCGCCGCCACCCCGAGGATGTCACCGGAGGACACGCCAGCGCGCTGCAGGACGGCATTCGCGATGTCGGCGGCCTTCGCCGCTGACAGGTTGGCCGAGGCCGTGATGGGCAAAGACGGACTTGAGCCGAGGCGGATGTAGCACCCCTCTGCCCCCGACCCGAGCGAGTAGTCGTAGGTCGCCGCGGCAGGCGCCGTTGCTTCGAGCGCCGCGGCATTGGCCCGCGAGGTCCCGACCGGGATGGCGTTGCCGCCCTCCCACACGCCGCCGATCGCAGCCACGGGGTCGGCGCTCAGGTGGTAGATCAGCTTGGAGCTGTTGACGCGCGTGGGCTCGAAGCCCGCCGGGGAGCCAAGCACCAGGGGCATCGTCTGCCCCTTGATGTCGTCGATCGTGCCGTCGATGCCGGCCGGCAGCACGTTGGTGCCGCCGTAGCGTGTGGTCACCAGCAGCTTGTCGGCCACCTCGGACCGCCTGTCGCGGATGCGCGCGGTGACGGTGCTCTCGGTGACATCGAGCTGGTCCAGCGTGCCCACGAGGACGGTGGTGAAGCTGGCGCGGGCGGCGCGCTGGTCGCCGCGCAGGATGGTGATCGCCCGGCCGTCGAAGTCGTAGTTCAGGAGGTAGTCCAGGCCGCCGTCGAGGTTGGCGAGCTCCACCACGCCGGCATTGACGCTGCCGGCCCCTCGCGTGGCGCCGGCCGCCCACATATGCCGCTCGTAGGAACCCGGGGAGATGACGCGCGGATAGTAGATCGTGTTGGCGGGCGTCTCGGCCGGCTTGGTGACGTAGCCCACGCCCGTGCAGTAGCGCAGCGTCTCAAGCGCCCCGCCGGCGCTGACCGGCTGCAGGCCCACGATCTCGATAAGGTAGATGGTGCTCATCGGGCTGCCAGCCGCTTGGCGGAGCCGGCCGCTTGCTGGGCCACCGTGGTGTTCTCCTGCACCGCCTGCACGGTCGCGATGTGCCCCTGGGCCGCCACCTGCGTGGCCGCCGCCTGTGCCCTGCGCAGCGCCGCGAGCTCCGCGCGCACGGCGCGCAGCTCAACCACCACGGCCTGGTTGTCGTTGGCGCGGTAGCTGCCCGCATTCATTCCCGGCAGCACGTCGGCATAACGGGCAGCCTGGGATGCGTTGACCACATACTCGCCGCCGGCCAAGCCGATGGTGCCGCCGCCGGCATAGGCCGCGATGACGCTGTCCTTGTTCCAGACGCCGTTGCCGACCCAGCCGCCGGCCGCCATCCCGTGCGTGGACTTGTATTCGGCCGTGCTCTGGATCCCGCGCAGGACCTCGCCGGATGAGGCGCCGCTCTGCATCATGGCGACCCAGAAGGCCAGGCCTTCCGCATCCGGGGCCCGGCCCAGCGCGCTCCGGTAGATCGCCGTCACGGTCGTTGTGGCGCGGGACTTGTACTCGTCGGTGCCGGCCATGGCCCGTTCGAGGGTCGAGAGGGTGACGCCGCCGGTCGCAAGCTGGCCCTGCCAGTAGGTCAGGCCGGCAGCATCCGGGGCGCGGCCGAACATCTCCTGGTAGGCCTGGGTGACGGAGGAAACAGGCTGCGGGCCAACAAGCTGCGCTGCCGTTGCGGCCTGCGCCGTGCCGCTGACATCGGAGGCCAGGGCAGTGGCGCCGGTGGCGCGCTGGTCGGCCGCCAGCTTGGCCGCGTAGGTGCTGTCGGTCAGCGCCTTGAGCGCATCGAGCGTGGCCGGCGCGACGGCGCCCATCGCCTGCACGGCCGCCAACTGCGCCTTCAGCACGGTGAGCTGCTCGCCGAGCAACTTGACCTGCTGCTCTTGCGGGCTGGCGGTGTCGACCATCGCCGCGGACGCTGCCGTGAGGGCTTTCTGCACGGCCTCAAACTCGGCCGCGTAGCCGGGGCCAGCCTTGCCGTAATAGCTCTCGGCCAGCGTCAGCCGGGTGGTGGCGTCGGTCTGAAGCTGGGAGGCGGCAGCCGTGCGCTTGGCGGCATCCACGGAAGTGTCGCTGGCCGTGGCAGCCGATGCGGCCATGGCGGTGCGGGCCGCCGCGAGCTTCTGCTCTGGGGTCAACGGCGAGGCGGCGGACGTGAACAGGCCGGCGGCGAACTTGGTCAGCGCCTCGGCTGCCGTGCGGAGGCTGGTCGCCAGGGTGGTGGCCGAGGAGGCTGCGGTTTCGTTGGCAGAGATCGCGCTGTTGAGGGCCGTCTCGTAGGCCGACCGCGCCGTGGTGTAGGCGTTGTTGGCTGCCTCGGCCGCCTGGACCGCCATGAGGGCGTCGATCTGCACGGCCGTTTGCCAGGAGGAAAGGCCGAGCTCCTTCAACGCCGATGTCGCGGTGACGATCTGATCCCTGAAGGTCGCCGCATCCGAGGACGAGGTGACCAGGCCGGAATTGCCGGTGACGGTGGCGAGCCGGCCGGTGAGGGCATCGGTCCAGTCGTTGAGCCCCTGCGCCTGCTTGGCGGCGAAGTCCCTGATGATCTTCTGCCGCTCGGCCACCTGCGTCCGGGTGAGCTGCGCCACCAGGTCGGCATATTCCGCCGTGGTCGCGTAGGCGCTGCCGAACGCCGTGGTCAGGGTGCCCATGAACGACAGCATTTCGGTCTTGGCGCTGGCGGCGGCGGTGGCCAGGGACGTGACCAGACTGCTGGGGGCGTTGTCGTTCGCCACGTTGACGCGCGCTGCCATGGACGCGCGCTCAGTGGCCACCGTTGCGGCCGCCGCGTCGTTGAGCGCCTTGATGCTCGCCGCTCGCTTGGTGTTCAGCACGTCTTCCGACAGGCCGTATTTGACGGCCGAAACTGTGGCCGCGTCGAAGCTCGTGTTGACGCTGTTGATCGACGTTTGCAGCGTGCCGATGCTGTCGACCGTGACGCCAGTGAGCTTGTCGAAGTCGGCGGCGGCTTGAACCCCTGCGGCCAGATCATCCCATGTCGTGAAGGTGTTGTTGGCGAGGACCTGCTTCAGCGCCGCGCTGCCGGTTGCGGAGCTGAACGTGAACGCCTTGGCGGTATCCTGGAAGCTGGACTGCTCGCCGGCCACGCCGGTGTTGTTGCCGCCGACGATTGAGGTTCCTGACGCGACGATGGCGTGCTCGGTCAGGTAGGCGTTGACCTTCGCCATGGCGGACATATCCGCCGTCCACTGCTCCTTCGCGACGTTGTTGTAGTGCTCGTCCGACGTGACGAGCTGGCCGCTCTCGTTGGCGCTGACGTGGTAGCCCCATCCGTTGTGCGCGGCTCCCGGCCCGAAGAAGGAGCCAGCAATGCCGCCGATGAGGCCGCCGATCGCTGAGCCGATGGGCCCGAACACCATGCCGATGGTGGCCCCGGCCGCGGCGCCCACCATCGCCTGGTCGTTGTGGCCCGGGTTGATGGCGCTCCCGGCCAGCGTGCCGGCGCCGAAGCCGATGCCCCATCCCGCCACATAGGTGCCGACGGTGCCGGCGATGCCAGAAAGCGAGCCGGAGGACATCTCCGCTGTCGTGCCAGCCATCTCCGCCGCCGGGACCTCACCGGCCACGAACGCCGCCTGGCTGGACGACAGGCCAGTGCCGAGGTTGGTGACGCCCCATTGGTCGATCGAATTGACCACGCTGCCCCAATCGACGCCCATCAGCTTCGACCCGCTGGAGGCGGCGCTGAGCAGTGACGAGCCGTTGCTGAGCAAAGAGCTGCCCGTTGAGCTCGTCTTGGCCCCGCTGCTGGATGTTCCGGAGCCGCTGACCAGCGTGTTGTTCGTCGTGTTGATGATCGCGGAGCCGTTGGTCAGGCTGGTGCCGCTGTTGGTGATGAGGTCGCCGCCGATCGACGTGGTCGGCTTGTCCTCCGCCGTTGACGCCAGGCCGAGCGCGCCGAGGATCGACGTGCCCCACGATGTCGGGCTGAGATCGACGTTGCCACCAATCTTTTCCGCCACCCCCGACAGCGTCGTGAGCTTCTGGCCGTCCATCGCGTTCAACAGCGGATTGAGGATCGAGATTTTCAGCGCCCATTCGCCGAGCTGCGTGCCGATCCCCTGCAACACGGTCTTGAAGTTGACGCCGGCCGCAGAGCCTTTCACGAAGGCGTCGGTGATGCTCGATCCCACCGTGGTGAAGATGGAGGTCATCTCGCTGGCGATGTCGGCGCTGACCTGCGTTTCCTTGGCGAGCTTCTGCTGTGCCGCCGTCTGGCGCACCGCCGCGTCAATGGACTGCTGGGCCACCTCCGGGCTGAGCTTCTGCAGCGTCTTCTTGGCCTCGATCTCGGCCTTGAGCGCGGTAAGCACCAGGGCGCGCTTGTCGGCATCCATGCCGAGGGTGGTGATCTCGGCCTCGATGTATTGGGTGCCGAGGTTGGTGTTGAGGGTGGCGCGCTGCGTGGTCTCGTTGGCGAGCGCCGCGCTCTGCTTGTCGAGCTTCGCCGTCAGCGCCGTGACCTTGGTCTCGTACTCGGCGGACCCTTCCTTGGTGGTCTTGCGGGCCTCTTCCTCGGCCTTGATCCGGTGCGTCAGGGTGACGGTCTCGGCACCGCCGGCCGCCAGCGAGGCGGTCAGCCGGTCATTGCCGGCCGTCGCCCGGTCCATCGCGTCCATCTGGTCGCGAAAGCCAGCATCGAGCTCCTTCAGGCGCAGGACCCGGCCGCGGTCAAGCTGCTCCTGGCTGGCGCCGGTGAGGCCCATTGCCTTGGCGGCTTCGTTGAGCTGCTGGTCGGTCTTGGCGAGCTCGCGGGTGGCGCCGCTGGCAACATCAGCGCTGGACGCCTGTTGCTCCATCGAGTGCAGGAGGGTTTCGACGGGATCGCGGCTGGCGTAGAGCGCGCCCTTCGTCGCCTGCAGCCCGCGGTTGATGGCGGTGTTGGCCTTGACGCCTTCCTCGCCCATCGTCTGCCACAGCGCGACGCCCGAAGGCGTGATCTTGTCCAACTCGGCCCGCGCCGCCTGGAACATCTTGAGGTTGCGCTCAAGGCCTTCGTGCGTCTCGTCGAACACATGGAGCCCGGCGTAGAGCTTCTGGGCATCTTGGATGAGGCCCTTGGCGTCGGAGCTCGTGGCGCTTGGCGCCGGCGGCTGGTCGTAGACAGCGCCGGTGGGCGCGGTCGCGGTTGCCGTGGTCGTGGTTACCGGGCCGGATTCTCTGCGGGCAGTGCGATCCCAATGGCTGCCGCCGCTCTCCTTCAGCGCGATCCTGAGCGCGAAGTCGATCTGCTTGGGGTTGGCGCCCTGCGCCGTGGCCTCGGCGATGATGTCCTGCCGGGCGATCTCGGGCACGTCGCCGGCCCGGCGCGAGGCCACGTCCTGCGCATAGTAGGAGGCGTCCACCTTCCTCTTGGTGGAGGTTCGGCCGGCCTTGATGTTTTCGAGACCCAGGTCGCCCTGGAAGTAGGCCTGCGCGACATCGGCCTCGATGCCGTTCCACCTCTCCCACGCCTGGAGGATGCGCTTGATGCCGCCCTTGATGTTCTGCGTGTAGTCGGAGGAATTGACGCCAAGGTCGCTGGCAGTGCCATCGAGAAGCTGGAACATGCCGGTCGCTGTGGAATCGGGGTTCTTCAGCACCGGGAAGTTGCTGACGGTGTAGTTGGTGTCGCCGCGCGACGTGACCGGGCCGGATGTGCCGGTGGGGATGTGGATCGGGATGTTGGGGGCAGGCCCGGAAAACAGCCGCTCCATGCGGCCGGCGTCCTGATCCGACAGCTTGATCTGTGCGCGGACCGCCTCGATCCGGTTGACCAGGCGCTCAAGCCTGTCGACGACAAAGGTCAGCCCGACCACCATCGCCCCGCCGACCGCCTCAAGGATCGGCCCAAGCTGCTGCTTCAGCTTCTCGAACGACTTGCTGAGCTTGTCGAGCGCCTCGCCGGCGTCGTTCACGGGCTTGGAGGCGCCGCCAACGGCCGCCGTGAGGGCTGCGATCAGCTTGGCCGTGGCGGCGGACTTGTCGCCACCGGCCTGGATGTCGGCGATGTATTTTGCCAAGCCGTAGCCGACAGCCTTCAGCCCTTCGTCGGCGAGCTTCTTGGCCTCTGTACCAGGGTCGCGGAAGGCCAGCGCCAATTCCTTGGCGGCTTCGGGGGCGGTCTTGCCCATGACTTTGGCAAGGTCGGTGGCGAGCTGCAGCAGCACGTCCATGTTCGCCCGGGCTGTCGCAAACTCCGGCGTCGAGCCAATGATCTCGGCCGCCGACTTGGCATCCTTCCGGTTAAGGCCGGAGATGGACGCCGCCGCCCTCTTGGCGGAGGCCTCGATGTCGTGGGCAAGGGTGACGTAGTCGTCGTGGGTGCCGCGGAGGTGCTGCGCCAGTTCGTTCAGCTTGGAGATGTGGCTTTCGTGCGCCACGATGGCGGCAACGCTCATCCCGACCAAGGCCGCGGTGGCGGTTATCGCCGCGTAGCGCAGGCTGAAGATGGCTTCGATGATGCTGCCGACACGCTTTGCCACGCCCGCCATCGTGTCGAAAAGGTTCTGGTTCATCTCAGCCAGCACCATCAGCGAGCCGGGGATGCGGCTGTAGGTGCCGATGAGGGCTTCGTGCGAGATGACGATGAATTCGCGGATGGCGTTGGAATTGACGGCCGTGCCGTTGGCGGCTGAATGCGAGTGGCTGATCTGCTCGGTGGTCGCCCGCTTGTAGGCGGCCTCGACCTGCTGCAGATCCACGATCATCTGCTCGTCGGAGATGTGCCGCTCTTTGTTGGCGGCAACGATGTCGGCGGTTTGCTTGATCCGGGTCTGCTCGGCGGCAAAGACGTGGTCGATCGACGACTTGGTGCTGGTGTAGGACGAAATCATTTTGGCGTTGGCGTTCGCCACATCGACCGCCGCCGCGGCGGCCTCACGCTCAGCTTTGGCCGTGTCCGAGACGGCGTTGTAGACCTCCATGTAGCGGACGTAGGCGGCGGCAAGCGTTGCGTTGGCCTGGGCGCGCTGGCTCTCGTCGGCAGCCACGGCGGTCGTGGCCGCGACCACGGCGCGCTCGTAGGCCACAATAGCGGCATAGATCGGGTCAACACCGGCACGGGCAGCCGCCAGATTGGCCGTGTTCGCCGCTACGGCCGCGCTGTTCAGCCGCAGCGCTTCGGTGGCCAAGCTCTCGGCGTTCGCCATGGTCTCGGTCGAGCGCACCACCTGGGCATGGTTGGCGCGGAGCTGCGCCATGATCGCAGCCGCAGCTTCCTTGCTGCGCGTGCCGGCATCGACGGCAGCGGCAAGCTCGATCTCGGCGGCGGCAAGTTGCTGCTCGGAACGGAACACCGGATCAATGGAGGCGTGCCAGGCATCGAACCGGGCTGAAATGGCCGCCACACCGGCAGCCTGCTTGGCTGCGGCGGCAGCATTCTGCTCCATGGCCGCGGTGACGAAGGTCAGCGATGACAGCGTGGCATCGAGGACGGACTTCGCCATCGCAATGGCGCGGTTGGTGTCGTCCTGGGTGATGCCGGCGTGGCCGGTCGCTGCGGTGGCGATCCGCACGGCATCGTTATAGGTGTTCCAGGCGGCAGCCGCGGGATCGAGGCTGCCTTGCAGGCTGCGGAAGCTGGACACGATCGCCGCGGACTTGGCGGCGTTGCGCTCGACCTCGGCGGTGTTGCGGCGCAGCGCCTCGGCGGTGCCGTCGAGCTCGGCAACCGTCTCGGCGTAGGCAGCGCGGACCTTGGCGACTACGGGCGCCACGCCGGCCCAGGTGGTGATGTTGTTGTTGACAGCGGCCGTGCAGACCGCCAACCGCTCGTTCTGGGTGGCGAGCGCGCCCTCCAACGGAAACATTTCATTGCGCAGAGAGGCGTAGGACTGCCCGGCCTTCGCGACCGTGGCGGCCTGCTGCTGCTGGCTGCGCTCCGCCTTGCCCAGTGCCGCGTTGAAGCCGGAAAGCTCGAGAATGGTGCTGCGGTAGATTTGGAGCGAGAGCTCCTTGACGGCGTTGGCGGCGACCTCCGAGACCTTGAGCCGTTCGACGGCCGTGTCGCAGATGTCGAGCGCACGCTGGTAGTTCGCCAGGGCGCCATAGACGGGGTCGAGCCGTTCCTTCAGCCCCTCGTAGGAGAGCGCAGCCCGCTGCACTGCGGCCGCGTTGGCGGCGGCGCCTTTCTCGGCGATCCCCTGCTTCTCCGTGACCGCGACGAACGCCGCTGCCACCCTGCCGATCGCGCTCTCCAGCGTCGCCATGTCGGAGGCGCCGCCGGCGGCAATTGCCTGCAACGCCGCCTTGAAGGTCTCGGCCTCGCGCAGCGTCAGCCGGATCGAAAGCGTGCCACCAGCCATCAGACGGCCCCCTCTCCAAGTCCCACGCGCAGTTCGGTGGCGAGTTTGTCCAGCGCGCGGGCGTGCGCGCCGTCGATGTCGATCCGCTTGGTGAGCGTCACCGAGGGCACCAGGATGAACAGCGGCACGCTGCCGCCGCGCGGCACGCCAAGGCCGCGCTGCTTGCTGCCGCGGATGACCTCGCCTTTGCCGATCCGGTTCGGCGCCCGATAGATGAGCAACTGCCGGCCGCCGCTCAGCGGGATCGAGAAGAGGTTCTGCTTCCCGAGCCGCTTTTCCACCATTTCGATCTGCGCAGCCCGCCGCAGCGTGCCGCCGTGGCCGCCGGTGGCCGCGACACCTTCGCGCGGTCGCGGCAGCTTGGTGTCGCCGAATCCCATGGCAATGGCTTCGGGCGTTGGGATCGCCAGGAAACGACCGTGCTTGTGCGTGATGTAGGCGCCCTGGTCGAACACGCGATGGAGCAGGGTGGCGTTGGAGTAGACCAACCCGGCCGTCTTGAGAGATGCGTGCGACGGATAAACCTTGAGGCGCCAGGCATTCGCCAACCCGCGACCCAGGCCGGCCGCCTCCACCTGCGCGCGGAGCTCGATCTGCGCCGAGGTAGCGGCCTTGAGCACGGCACTGCGGACGGCGATCGCCATCTCGTCGATGTGCCGCGCGACCGCCGTCGTCAGGTCGTGGGAGAACTCAGAGGTGAGGCGCATCAGGCATCACCTTCCTTGTCCTTGGCGAGCTCGGCCTCAACAGCGTTCAGGATCGCGAACGCATCGAGCAGCCACGCGGCCTGATCGTTGTATCCGCCGTCATCAGGCAGATGCGTCATGCCGAATTCTCCCCGGCAACCGGACCAAATCTGCAGCACCGGCCAGATGTCCTGCGGCAGAACCGAGCAAGGGTCTTCGTGGAAAACCTCGCCGAGAATGGTCCAGCTCTCGCCGGGGTCTAGCTCGACTGCGAAATCTCCTGGCCTTCTGGAGACCCAGAAGGCGGTTCGGAGTTTTTTCTATCCTCGTCTCCCGGCCGCATCAGTTCGAGCGCGCGACCGCCGATCTCGATCACGTCCACCGCGTCAAGCCGGTCAAGGAGATCGTCCGGAACCACACCGTTGGACTGGCGGAAAGGCAGATCCACATTGACCCACCCCCGCAGCGCATGGGACGCGGCGAGCGGCGGCGCCAGCATCGAGAACATCGTGCGCGCCGCCATCAGCCGGCCGACCAGCGGCGACACGCGCATCTGGTCTTCAATGACCTGATATGCCTCGATCAAGTCCGGGGACACTTCGGCCGCATCCGACGTGCCATCGCGCGTCACGATTTCCGCGGCCTGGTAGGCTTCCACAATGGCGATGAACGGGGCCGCGGTGTCGGGGTCGACATCATCGAGCGCCTTGCGGACCGCCTTGATGATCTCGGCGTTTGAGGGGTAGCGCGTGACCCCGCGATAAACGAGGTCCGCGTTGAACCGCGCCCGCTCCCAGTAGGTGAGGGGCGCGATGATGTAGACCGGAGCGTCAGGCTTGTCGCGATGACGCTCCGGGGTGAAACGGTCAGTTTGCCGTCGGGAAGTCACTGCCATCAGAAATGCACCAGGATCAGACCTGCGTCCGCCACGGTCGCCTGGAACGGCAGCGTCTCGGCCATGAGGTTGTTGCGGTCGGTGGGGGTGTTGCCCGTGTACATGATGCCGGGGCAGACCACGCCGATCCGGTTGCCGGCGGTGCTGCCGAGCGTCGCCGCGAAGCCGGTCACGCTGCCGTTGGTGAAGTTGGTCATGCGGCCAACGGTCTCGGTGACAGACATCAGCGGATCGAGCGAGCCCTTACAGTCGCGCTGGGTGATGATCGACGGGTCAAAGCCAAGCGCCGCTTCCGGGTTCTCCGGCTGGATGACCGTGACCCCGGCGTCGAAGCTCATCTTCGAGACGCGCACCACGTTGCGGTCCAGGCGGCACTGGCCACCGATGAAGATTGGCGGCTGGCCGGTATCGACCACGAAGCCGGTCGGGAAGGCCAAGGCCTCCATCCCAACGAAAATGCCCGTCATCGTGAATTTCAGCGTGCCGGCGCCGCCGGTCGGGACATCGAGCGTCCACGAGCCTTGCATGCCGGTGAAGCGCCAGGCCGCGCCGTCGATGCAGACCAGGATGGAGCACGACTTGATGATGCTTTGGTCGCTGGTCGGCGTGTACCGGATGTGCTGCGGGATCGCCGCCGTGGTGGACGTGGAGAGCACCGGGGAGAAGGTCGAGGACAGCGAGGCCACGAGCCCCGTGTTGTCCAAGATCCAGGTGGTGATCGGCGTCACCGGATTGACGGCCAGCGTGACCGGGGCGCCCTGGTAGAGCGAGTTGGTGGCGACATAGCCGGTGCCGAGCGTCGCCGTCGTCGCGGTGCCGGCCGTGAGGGCGCTGGCCGAAATCGCCGTGACGATGCTCTCCTTGTAGCTGCAGCAGGGCATCAGCTTGCCCCACTTCGGCGCCGTGCCGGCCGCGCCACTGCCGCGCGCCATGCAGGTAATCGTCACCGTGCCCTTGGTGCCGGCCGCGATCGGCGGCGCGTCATCCAGGGAGCCGATCATCTCGGGGTTGGCAACCTGCGACTGCGCGAAGGAGATCGACGCATCCGCGCGCATGTAGTCCGTTGCCGTCGACGGAGCAGCGCCAGACCAGATGTCGGTGCCGGCTGTGGTCTCCTGCTTAACCGCAACGATGGCATTCCGTTTGCGGACATACGTCGGCATATTGCGTCCTCCTAATCGGCAATCGGATTGCCGTAAGCAGTGTGGAACGAGATCGTCAGGGCGAGGCTCGACAACATCAGAGGCGCCTGGCTTTCCTCTGCGGTGACGACGCGGGTCTCAAACGAGGCCTCGGCCGTGTCTGTCACCACACCGCCGAAGGTTGGGTCGGCCATGATCGCCACGAGCGTGCGCAGGTAGAGCGCGTTGGCCGTGGGGCCGAGATCGTCATCGACAGCCGCCGTCACCGTCGCATCGACAACTGCCTGCATCTCGTAGGCGGTCTCGCCGGCGCTCATGGTGTTGTCCGCCGTGTGCTGGCCGTCGTAGACGATCAGCAGCGGGGCTTCCTCCGCATCCGGCACGCTGCGCCGGTTGCGCTGCACGGTGACGTCAGGCAGCGCCGCAGTGAGCTGCGCCGTCAGTGCCGCCATGACCTGCTCGCGCTTGGACAGATCAGGCATCGGTCAGCACCAGCAGCCAGCGCAGGTTGCGCGCGTCGGCCGTCGCCTCCACGACCTCGTAATCACCGGAGGACGTGGTGAGTAGGTCGCCCTTGCGCGGCTTGGTCGGAACCTCCGACTGCAGCAGGTGCGCCGACTGGACCGAGGTCACGGCCTTCAACTGCCCCAGGCTCGGATATTGTGCCGAGGGCGAAAACAGCATGGCGCTCACCTGCAGAAGACCGCCGGCAATGGGGGCGTAGACCGCCTCCACCGCCAGGTCCTCGCAGGCGAAGATGCTCGCCATGCCATCCTCGAGAACGCCCACTGACTGCCGAGCTCAGCTCTTGGTCAGGCGGAACAGCGACTTGGGACGCATGCACGCGATCAGCGGATTGCTCTGCAGCTCGAACACGCGCCGGCTGTCCGTCTGCCGCTCGCGACGCTGCAGCAGGTAGTAGGGCAGGCCAACGCCGGAGATCGTGTCGAATGTGTCCGCCGGCGCGAAGAACGACTGGAACAGGCCGGGGACGCCGCTCATGAACGCCCGTGCTTCGTTGGTCGGGACCGCGATCACGCCATCATCGGAACCGCGATAGTTGATCCAGGTGATGCCGCCGAACACGATCGCGTCGTAGGGCAGGATTTCCGTGATCTGCGCCAGAGCGTTGGGCGAGGACATCGCGCCGAGCTTGCGCGCCGCGGTGACCTCCTTGCTGACCACGAGCGCGTCAAAGAAGTTGTCGCCGCAAAGGACGACCGTGCGGCCGCCGTCCATCGCCATGCCCTGAAGCGCCAGCACCATCGAGCGTCGGATGGTGGTGCAGGCCTGCGTCAAGATCGCCGTATCGGTCCCCATCGTCGAGACCGGGATGTTGATCGCGGTCGGCCGGGACACGCCGAAGAACGAGAACCAATCGTAGAGCAGGCGGCTGTTGTCCGCGTCGTAGACCTGTCCGTCGATCGCACCGAGATACAGGTGCTCCATGGTCGCGTTGATTTGCTGCCGCAGGCCAACCGGCCCCTCGACGCGCTGTTCAACGAGCCCCTGCGCAGTCTGCAGGTTGAGGCTGCCGGTCGCCCGCATGGCGAGCAGCTCGTCGGCATTGACCTCGGCCTCGCGCGCCAGATGGACGACTTCCATCACGCGGGTCTTGCCGCGGATGATGTCGGCCTGCGACGGCGGCGAGCCGCGCGGAGACGTCTGGATCAGGGAGATGGCGCCCGCCAGCTCGTCGAAGCTGACGTATTTCGTGTAGACGCCCTCGCCGGTGAACAGGTTCATCTTCGACAACAGGCCCGGATAGAACGGGATGTTGCGGTTGACGAACGCAGTCAGCGAGATGTTGGTGAAGGCGTCCTGGTTGAAGATGTCTACGATGAGGTCGGCCATGATGCTGCGCTCCGCCTACCGGACGATGATGCCAAGGGCGACAAGGGCAGCGAGGGCCGTGACCTTCTGCGGCCCGGTGATGCCGGCAGGCCAGGTCAGCAGGTTGCCGTTCACTTCGCACTGGCGGACGTTGACCGTCTGGATCACGTCGGCCGAAGCAGCCGCAGCCTTCGCGTAGAGGATGCCGGCGGCATTCTGGCTGCCATCGACAGCCGCCGGGGCAAGGATCACATACTTGCCGCCAGTCGTGATCTTGCCGAGCACGGTGCCCGGATCGAGATCGGCGCCAGACGCAATGGTCACTTGCTCGCGGCTGAGTGAGCCATTGGCCTCCGACACGAGATGAGCGGCCCGCCGGGGCCCCTCGGTGAGAACGGTGGCCACGGCTATGCCCTCCGGTTGTTGAAGCGCGCGTAGACATCATGCGCGGCGGGGATGGACGCCCGCGGCGCACTCGGATCGTTGGCGGTGAAAATCGCCATGGCATCACCAGCAGCGGCCTTGGCGGCAAATGCCATCTCGCGGGCCGCGTCCTGGCTCATCCCGTTCTTCATCACCACGGGCAGCAGTGCCGAGAGGTTCATGCGCTGCAGATCTGTGGCGATAGCGCGGACCTCGGCGATGCGGGCATTGACCATCGGCAACGACGCGCCAACCGACAGAAGCCCAACGATCAGGGCGGGAAAGCCGGCGTCGGTGCAGAGCTGCGCAAGCTCCTGCGCGCCAGCGGAGGTTTCGCCGAGAACTGGCGCATCGAGCGACTGAAGCTGCGAGGGCGGGGGCAGCGCCACGAACGCCGGGGGCACGCCTTCCGGCTCAGCGCAGCCAAGAAACTCGGTAGCCGGATCGGGGGAAGCAGCTTCCTCCGTCAAGCGGGCACCAGGCACGGCCTGGCGCGGTGTCATCGCCATGATGGTCTCCTCGATTGTGGAGAGGGAGTCGGCAAGACCTGCCGCGACGGCCTCGGCGCCCATGAAGGTGCCGGCCTCGGTTGCGCGCACATCCTCGACAGAAAGGCCGCGATTGATGGCCATCTGCTGGCAGAAGGCGCCGTAGAGCGTATTGACCTGGGTCTGGCATCGGGCCAGCGCTTCGTCGGTCAGCGGCATCGTCTCGACGCCGTCGATCTTGCGCGCACCCGCGTAGATGTAAGTGACCGAGACGCCGGCCGAGGCCAGCGCCTTGGAGACATCGGCATGGTACAGGACCACGCCAATTGAGCCGGCGATGCCGGTGGACGAGAGCGAAATGGAGTTGCAGCCGGAGGCGATGGCGTAGGCCGCGCTGCAGGCCCGCGAGTTCACCATGGCCTTGATCGGCTTGCGCTTGCACGCCGCCATGGCCGCGATCTTGGCGCTGAGCTCCAGCACCCCGGAGGCCTCGCCGCCCGGGCTGTCGATGTCGAGCAGGATCCCGGTGACATCGCTGTCAGCGAAGGCGTCGCACAGCATGTCGTCGAGCGCCTGGTAGGAGCAGAGGCCAGAGGCGGCATCCATGCCGCTGCCCCGGTGCACGAGCTCGCCGACCACGGGAATGATCGCGGTGCCGGCCAGGAATTGATACTGGCGCGGGTTGGGCATGTCGGTGGTCGGCACCTCGCCGTCCCACCCTTGCAGCCGGGCGCCCGGCAGCAGCGCGTGCAGCACGGCCGCGCCGGCGCCGGGCTCGATGAGCTGCGGGCGGCACACGAGGGAGGCCACAAACCGGCGTGCGATCCTCATGGCTTCTTGCCCTTCTTCGCTGGCGGCGGGTCCTGTGCGGCGTCCGCAGCTGCTCCGGCGTCAGGGGCGGCGATCGCAGCTGGTGCGGCGGCCTTGGTGCCGAAAGAGAGCCCAAGCGCCTCTTCCCGCGCGTGGTCGTCGGCAAGCTGGGCGTCCACGACCTCGATGTCGTCGCCCCGCTCCGCAACCTCGGCCTGCCGCGAGGTGAGCCCGAGCGCGATGGCTTCGCCGGTGGCGGCCACGTCCTGCACCGGGTTGAGGTATTCCCAGCGCTCCGGGCGCCACTCGCAGCGGCGAAGGTCCTGCTCGTTGACCGACTTGGGCACCACCAGCGCCCCGGAAGACAGCGCGTAATCGACGAAGCGGGTCCACACCGGGGTGCAGAACTGCGCGGCCACCAGGTTGAACTGCCACTGGCGGACGGTTCTCTTGAAGGTGCCGAACATCGCCCGGAACGTCCGGTCGTTGGTGTTGCTCCAGTCGCCGGTGAGCTCCTCGTAGATGAGGTCAGCGCCGGCGGCGACAGTGCGGTAGGTAGCGGTCAGGAAGGTGTCGAAGTTGCCGCCGACATCGCCCGGGGAGTTGAAGACCACGTCTTCGCCGGCCTCCAAGTAGGTCATGGTGCCGGGCTCCATCGCCACGTCAGGCGGGCCGCCGTCGGCCGCCTCGCTGATCGGCCCAAGCGTCTCCTGCACGTTCTGAGGCAGCACCATTTCGGCCGCCGGCTTGCGGATGAAGCCCACGATCAGGGCCACCATCTGCTTCCGGAGCAGCTCGGCATCGAGATACTGGTTGACCTGATAGAGCGTGGTGATCGCGGCGCTGAGCCAGGGCAGGCCGCGCAACTGGCCGATCCGGGACACATTGTACATGTGCGCCACGTCCTCGGCCGACACGCGGACCGGCGTCGGGGAGATCGCCGGGAAGCCGGTCAGGAACTCGCCGGGATGCTGGGGCAGCACCCAATAAGCGGTCCGCTTGCCGATCGGGTTGCGCTCGATGCTCTGCACGATCGGGTTGAGGCGGTCGGGCACCGCATAGGAAAGCGGGAGCTGCTCGCTCGGGATGAGCTGAAGTTGCAGCGGCACCGGCAGGCCGTCGCTCAGCTTACGGGTGCGCAGCCGGCAGAACGATTCCCCGGCCTCGACCATCTCCGACACCGCGAGCGCCTGCAGCCCATAGAAGTCGAGCACGCCGTCAGCGTCGGCAACCGCTGTCCAATCGGCCCAGAGCTCGGTCAGCGCCGCCCGGACCTTTGCGTTTTTGCAAAGCGGGCGCGGCTTGATTCCGCCGCCAACCGTGTGGGTGGACAGCAGCGACATGGAGCGCCGCGCCATCGGGTTGTTGCGCCGGGCGTCGCGGCTCCGGCGGATCAGCTCGTCGGACGAGGCATTGACGACGGCATTGGGCCCGGAGCTCGTCGGCCGCCATGCCGCCATCCGGCGCGTGACGCTGGCACCGTGGTGGGGGTTGGGCTGCGGCGTCAGGCTGGCGGCCAAGCTGTCGCTCATGGCGAAGCTGTTGAGGCCGGCGGCCTTGACCCGGATGCGCGGCTTGGTTGGCGCGTCCACCTCAATATCCGCTGCAAACCATCCCGCGGAAGGCCCGGATCGGTCGCAGCCAGAAATCCACGCCGGCAGTTGAGGTATTGGCGCGCACGTCGGCCTGCATGGTCTGCAGGAGCAGCAGCGCCTTGTCGACGGGGATGCGCGTGATCTGCGCACCGTCCGGATAGGCAACGTGGCCGGTGATGCCGGCTCGGGCGATCTCTGCCTTGAGGGCGTCTACATCAGCCTGCGTGTACGCCATCTATCGACCGATCCTCGCCATATATGCCGATCGACCCACACGACGATGCGGGCCAGCCGGCGGTGCTTGGGGGGGATGCGGCCTCGGGGGGGTGAATGGACCCCCAGGCGGCTCCGTTTCGGAACCATCTTGGTTGGGCCGGCGGCGGAACAGGGTCCAAAACCCTTCTCCGTGCCGGTCGGCACCCAAGATGTAGAGGGCCGCGCGGGCGTAAACCGCACAATCTAGCCCCTCGTTCCGTTCTCGCGTTTTGCGCCATTCTCGCTTCGTCTGTCCAGCGCGATCCTTGGTCGTTACCAGTTCTTCGGCCACCATTTGCTTGACGGCCTCACTGTCGCACCATTCCGGGAGGTGGACCCAGCCGGCCGGGAAGCCGACACCGTCGCCGCGCGACAGCCAGAGCCGGCGGTAGAAGTCAGACTTGTAGGTGCTGACTGAGACGTTCCAGATCGCCAGCCCGCGCCTGAGTTTCTGGCCGTTCCAAGAGACATCCACGAAGGTCGGGCCGCTCACCGGCTGGCGGCGATCGAACCCCTCAACGCCACGCATGCCGAGGATGCGGGGATCGCGCAGCCGGCGGAGCTGGCCGTAGATCGCCGCGGTGTAGAGGCCGGCGACATCGACGCCAACCTGATGGATGCGCATCGTCCCACCGTCGGCGCAGGGCCAGTTGGTGGCGAGCAAATCCGCCATTTCGTCCCAGGTTTCCGACTGGGACGGGTTGCCCCAGACGATTTCACGGGCGATCAGCCAGGACGTGAAGCCTGGACCCCACGCCCACACAAAGAGCTCAAGTCGGTCGGCCTGGTTGTCGATTCCCGCCGTCAGAACCAGTGCCTCGGCGGGGATAATGCCGGCATCAAGCGGCTCGCGGCGCTCGACCAGCCGTTCCCAGTCCGGCACGTCGCCCTTGTCCTCCCAAAGCTCGGCCAGCGCGGTGTTGAGGAACACGCGCAGCAGCTCGGGATCGTCCTTGGCCTCGAGGAAGTCGCGGGTGGTCTCAACAATCCGCCGCCACGGGCTGTAGAGTTCGGAAATGGTGTAACCGGCGATGCCCTGGAACGGCTTGGAAGCCCGCCAACTGCCGACCGACACCGCAAACCGGCGCTCGGCCTCTGACCATGGCTTGTCGCACGCCTTGCAGTGCAGTTTCGCCGTCCGCCAGTCGTTGTCCGTCCACTTCACCTGCGAAAAAGTGAGCGTTTGCATGGTGCTGCAGTGCGGGCACGGGACGAAGTAGCGCCGCTGGTCAGATCCCTCGAACGCTTTGTCGATGCGCGAGCGGCCCAATGTGGTTGGGGAGCTGCAAAGGATAATCTTGCGGTTCCAAAACGTGGATGTGCGCTTGATCGCCAGCGCCAGCGGGTCGCCTTCCTTGCCGGCGGAGGCGGGATAGCGGTCGACCTCATCGCAGAACAGGACGCGGATCGGCCGCATGGCCAGGCCGGCGGCGGCATTGGCGCCCACGATGGTGACATGGCCGCCAGGGAAGACCTTGTGCAGCACGCGGTTGCCGCTGTCCCAGGACCGGGCCGGCTTGACCTTGGCGGCGAGGGCGGGGCTGTCGCGCAGCATCGGGCGCAGCCGGTCGTTGGACCACGCTTCAGCCGCTACCTCGTTGGGGGTGACGTAGAGCATCGCCGAGGGGTCGCTCGCGATGTAGTAGCCGACGCCATTGTTCAGGATTTCCGTCTTGCCGACCTGCGAACTCCACTTGAGCACCACCTGTTCCACGGTCGGATCGCTGATCGCGTCCATGGGCTCGCGCTGATAGTTGGCGCGCTTGGTGTTCCACTGGCCGGGCTCGGCGGAGGCCTCCGGACTTAGCCGCCGGTGGCGGTCAGCCCACTGGCTCACCGTCAACTTCGGCGGCGGCGTCAGCGTCCGCAGCATCATCATCGCCGCTTCCGCCAGCCCAGGCGGGCCGATCAGCTTCAGGCTCGGCTGCGTAGACGGGAGTGCTAGCGAGAGCTGCGAGGATGTCATGGACCGCTTCGGTGAGAATGGCGTGGATGGCCGCGAGACCCGGAGCGGCCTCGATGAGCGGCGCCACACGCGAGGGAAGGGCGAGCAGTGCGGTGCGGACAAGCGTCGCGAGGGCAACCCAGGCGCCCCCGACAACGGACTTTTCGAGCACCAACCCATCAAGCAGATCAGCTTCGCGCAGCGCCTTGCGCGCACGGGCCGCCAGCAGCAGGTCCTTGGATGAGGGCGCGGCGTTATCGTTGCCGTCGTTGCCGCCGCCACGTTTTCGCAGGAAGCGGATGTATCCCTGCACGCACGGAATGACCTCGTAGCGTTTCGCCACGGGCAACGGGATCACACCATTGCGGGCATGATAGTAGACCTGGCGCTCTGTCATATCGAGCAACCGGGCAATGACTGTGGCGGGCGCAAATCCGCCGCCAACTTCGGGTTCGGCAGCCATGCAGTCAGCTCCACGAAAGTTAGGGAGCGGGCTGGACGGCGGCCACCCTCGGCCTTATCGGACCCGATACATCAAGGCCATTGCTGGCACTCGACTTGCCGATATTGGGGGCATTTGATGTGAAACGCGAATTTTAAGCTGTATCTCGGGTTGCACCGGGCGTCTGCCACCCTCATTGGTTCCGACGCCGTAGGGTCCCCTGGCGCCGTCACATCTCACTGAGATGTTATCGCGATCGCGAAACCACGTTTCTGTTATCGCGAAAAGAGAATAACGTTTAAGTCATCGCGATTGCAGAACCACGTTTATGTCATCGCGCGCAAGCAACCACGTTTATGTCATCGCGCAAAGCGAACAACGTTTTAGTTATCGCCGATTAGGAATGACGTTTGTGTTATGGCGTTTAAGGAATGACGTTTAAGAGATGGCGCATTGGGAATAACGTTTAAGAGATGGCGCATTAGGAATGACGTTTAAGAGATCGCGAAACAGGAACAACGTTTCTGTTATCGCGAGTAAGGAATGACGTTTAAGAGATCGCGCATTGGGAATGACGTTTAAGAGATGGCGTTTAAGGAATGACGTTTAGGTTATAGCGCCAACGTAACCACGTTTAAGTTATCCCTACTAAGGAACAACGTTTAGGTTATCGCGCTATCGAGATGACGTTTTAGTGCTCGCGCCATCGGAATAACTGGTAACTGTCATGTATCACTTGAGCGAATGACAGCAATGCAAGAATATCATTAGGTCATATACTTTACTCTTCCGGGAAGTATGCAAATACCAAGGGCTTGAAATTGCTCACTTGATTACATGGTTACTCTAGTTCGTTTCGCTTTCCGTATGCCTCTAGAAAGGCCAGGGATGGGCCACTAGAGGCTTGCAGTGATTTCAGGTATCGCACTAGCGGGGTGGTAGGTTGCAAGCCGCTGGCGACATTTTCCACTTACGGAAAATAGGGCTTATTCTGTATAGTTGCTTATACGCACGGCACGTTTATTGCTGTCGTGCCATGGTATGTTTGCGGAGTATTATGGTATGTTTCTACTAGGTAACAGCAATTTGTATAACACGTTTTTCCCATACGCGGATATGAGAGCACTACTGCAAAGGCAATGTTGCCTTGCAGAAAGGAGAAACCACCATGGCAAAGCCTGCTTCTACTCCTGCTTCTACTCCTGTCATCTCTGAAAAGGACAAGCTGTTAGCTTCTGCTCCCATCCCTTCACAGCAAGAGATTGATATGCAGGTTGCTGCCTTTGAAGCCGCAAAGCAGAAGGCATTCGTTGATGCTTGTGCTGCCTTGGGCTTGGTAGCAAAGCCCAAGGCTGAAAAGTCAAGTGAGCCTGTAGACTATAGGGAGTCTGGTATCAAAGCCGCTGCTACCTATAAGGCAAAGCTAGAGGCAGAAAGGAAGGCAGCTTTCGCCGCTGGCAAGCCGCTGCCTCTTTCCGCTGGCCAGAAGGCAGCTTTGACCAAGCTGCAGAAGCAGGCAGCTTGGGAGGCCAAGAACAAGAAAGGCTAAGCCTCTCTCCTAGGTTAGTCGCAAGGGCCACCCGCAAGGGTGGCCCTTTCTCTTTGTACCCTGGCCCCTGGCCCCTGGCCCCTGGCCCCTGGCCCCTGGCCCCTGGCCCCTGGCCCCTAGCCCCTAGCCCCTGGCCCTGGCCCCTGGCCCCTAGCCCCTGGCCCCTAGCCCCTGGCCCCTAGCCCCTGGCCCTGGCCCCTAGCCCCCGGCCCCTAGCCCCTGGCCCTGGCCCCTGGCCCCTAGCCCCTGGCCCCTAGCCCCGGCCCCCTGGCCTTGGCCCCGGCCCCGGCCCCGGCAATCCATGCCGTCTAAGGAATGACGTTTCTGTGTTTGCGTGCTGGCAAACACTGCTATGTCATCGCGATTGCAGAACCACGTTTAAGTTATCGCGTTTACGGAATGACGTTTAAGTTATCGCGTTCGGAGAACCACGTTTAAGTTATCGCGCCATCGCCATGACGTTTCGTTTATCGCGGGAAGGCAATAACGTTTAAGTTATCGCGCCATCGCCATGACGTTTCTGTGCGAACCGTCCTGACGACGTTTGGATTTTGGCCGGGAAAGGCGATCTCGCTGGTGGGGGCGCGCTGCTAAGCCGCATCGTTTAAGGAGCCGGGCGTTAAAACGACCCCCCCCGTTGAAATCTTGGCCGGAAAACGGTCGGCGAATAGAACTTTTTTCAGCCGGCGCCATCTCGGCGCTCGTGCTCGCCAGCATCGCGTTCGGCTGCGCGAAGCCGCTCGATGTCGCCGCGACGCATTCCCCAAAGTGGCGGCTTGCGCCTGGCCTGGGAGAACGCGCGCCACTCACGCAGGAACTCGGCGAGCGAGAGCGGGATCGGCCGGCGACCGGCAAGCATCTGCATGATCGTGCCCGGCGTCGAGCCCAGCCGCTTGATGAGATAGTTGTGCGACCAGCCGATTTCGACGAGGCACTCGCGCATCTCTTCGGGCAGCATTGGTTCAGTATCGTCGCTCATTGCGTGTAGCTCCTGCAAGTAATGACGTGACGTATGCGTAGTCGGCGGCCGAACGAACTAGATTTTTTTCATCAACTTGACTTGGACAAGGCCAGCAAAACTGTCATTATGTGACCTCTTCCCTTGCCTTGCCTTCCCTGCCTTCCCTGCCTTCCCTGCCTTCCCTTGCCTTCCCTGGCCTTCCCTGGCCTTGCCTTCCCTGGCCTCGCCTGACTTCGCCAAAGGCAATAATGCCTCGGCGAACACCTAGCGGAAGATGACACATGATGGACCCAACAAAATACGCCGAGCAGATCAAGCAGCTTGGTGCTGCGACTAGGGATGGATGGGCTGCGGCGGCTGACATTGAGTTGCGGCAGCAGTTCTACAGAGGCGCCAACGCCCTGGTGGAGACGGGCCAAGCGAAGTCGATTGAGGATGCTTTTCTCATCATGCTTCGCGCCGACGGAAGTTATTCCCCTGCCACAGCCTACGCCTTCCTTGCAGGCTTCCACCTCCATTTCACACTAGAGGCAATGGAGATGGCGGCGGCGATGGATAAGCAACAGCCTAACTAACAGGCCGGCGGCTCGCTGCCAGGAGGGCGGCGGGTCTTTCGCCCTGCAACTGGCGGGCACTGAAGCCTGCTAATGAGGATAAAGCGAATGAAATACCTGATTACGGCGACCAGGACACTCACAGCCTACCAGCGTGCAGAGTTCGATGTTGAGGCCGAGAGTGAGAATGCGGCTTGGGAGATCGCCCGAAAGAAGGACGCCGACTGCGAAATCAAATGGGAGGACAGTCGCGAGACAGACCCCAGTCAAGCCGAGTTCGAGATCGAGGAGGACGGACCCTACACCGAGGACCTCGCCGACGAGATGCCCGACCCCGAGGATCAGCCTGTTCCCGAATGGGCAAAGGCAATGGTGGCGAACTATCGGAAGCTCGCGAACATCCCCGCCAGCGCGACCGACTGGCGCATCTACCTGGTGACCCAAGAGCTCGCGGACCACCTTGATAGCGACGAGAAGATTCAAGCCATGCGCTGGGCGTTCGAGAATGAGGGCCCGGAAGCATGAGCAGCGACGAAGAGGCTATTGACTACGCCACCACGCCGCTGGCTTACCGCTGGAGCTTCCGGGTGCAGTTGACGGACCTTGAGGAGCGGGAATGGACAGTGACAGCGACAGATGTCGCAGACCCACGAAAGAAGGTCACGTTTCCCATCTGGGCTGATGACGAGGGCGAAGCCATTTACATCGCGAACAGATGTGTTCGCAGGGGCGTTCCCGACCAGTTGGAGCCGGCCACCCCCTAGCGCCTGACACCCTGCCCTGCCAGCCCCGGACGCCAGCACGGCGCCGGGGCTTCAGGTGCGTCGGGGACCTAGAGAACCGGCCCATAGGCAATGAAGCCTGCGGAAGAGAAGGACAAAGACCATGTCTACGACTATCGGCAATCTCGGTGTCGTGCCGGTCTACTGGTGCGGCAAGCCTCCAGCCATCTGCGACATCTGCGACCGACCCATTGAGAACGTGTTCATTGATGGGCGGACCCGCATGGGGCCGTGGGCGAACATGGATGCTGGCTGCCATAGCATGGTGGGCATCGGCCTTGGTACAGGCCGGGGCCAGCGCTTCGAGTGTGTCGAAGCCGGGTGGCTTAAGACAGCCGGCTAAACCTGCGGAGGGGAGGGCGCAAGCCCTCCCTGACGGGAGAAGAACATGACCACGCCAATCCGAATGGACCAGAACCTCACGGCTCTACGCTCTGGATTTCCGGCTGACGCATATGTCGAGTTCCGGTTTTACGACAAAGGCCAGATCGTTGACATATGGCGGGGGCCGTTGGGGCGGATGCTCCGATTGTTCAACGACACATGGCCGTGGGCCGGAAAGATGGGGTGGACTGCAACGATTGAGGAAGTCACGCCGGGCAATGAAGCCGCGACGTGGATTGGAGGCTAGAGTGACACGACCATTCAGGCCAATGCTGGCCGCGCCGATAGACTTCGAGGTGCTGACCTTTCCGATGCTCGCAAGCGTCAAGCTGGACGGCATCCGGATGGTAGTCGCCGGAACTGACCCGGTTGCCTACTCGCGAAGCATGACGCCGCTACCGAACAGGTGGTTGCAAGCCTGGGTGCAGCAGCGGCCAGAGCTGCAGGACTGCGACGGCGAGTTGGTGGTTGGTGATCCAACGCTTCCGGGATCGCTGAGCAACACGGTGTCTGCGGCAATGTCGATTGACGTGCAGATGCCGCCTTTTGGCTTCTACGTCTTCGACAGCATTGGCAGCCAGCGCACCATCTACCGGCACCGGCTGATGTTCCTGGAGGCGCTGCCAAGGTATCGCGACCAGTCAAAGAGCCTCGGCCAGTATCACGTTGTCGAGCAGGTGCTTGTCTCTGACATGCAGGAGTTGGAGGCGTTCGAGAACACGGCGCTGGCCGCTGGGTATGAGGGCGTGATGCTCCGCGACCCTGATGGTTTCTACAAGCAGGGGCGGACATCCGTGAGCGGCGCCGAGCTGCTGAAGCTCAAGCGCGGCATCGAGGAGGCTGGCTGATGGCGCGCAAGGTGAAGCGGCCGGCGTGGAAGATCGAGGCGCTGTTGCCGACTGGCGAATGGGGGTGGGTGCTGCAACCACCGTATCGCAGCCTGGAGGACGCGCAGGCGGCGGCCGACAGGATGCACGAGCAGACGCCCAAGACCACCTTCCGGGCAGTGAGGGACGAGGACCAATGACGAAGGCGCCAAAGAAGCAAAAGATGCCGGAAGACGCCGTTCTACTGGAGAACCCGTTGGTCGTGATGTTCGACGATGGAAGCGGCCACGTTATCACGCACCTGTATGCACCGGAGGGGAAGACGCACGAGGATTTCGGCCTGCTGATCTGCGACCTGGTCAGGCACGTCGCACGTTTCTTCAAGGTCAGCGAAAACGCCGTTTGGATGTGGGTTGATCTGGAGCGCAAGAACCCGACGACAGACATCACGACGCACAACTAGCGGCGCGCGGAGGGTTGCGCCGCTTGCGGGCGGCGCAGCTCCCTGCGCACTGCAGGCCGCGGGCAATGGAGCCAGCGAGAAGGAGAGAGACCATGGAAGCGATTTGGATCAACGCTAAGGACAAGACCATCACGAAGATCGAGTACAGCGACCTCAATCACATGCGCCGGCTGGTGGATGGCCCGATTGAGATGGCCTACCACTGGCCGACCGGGGAGGTGCTCTACGTCGACGAGGAGGGCTTGCGGAAGCCGACCCGCGGCTGGTTCCGGATTTCGACCCGCACCGACCAGCCACTTTCGGGCAACGGGCTGATCGTCGGCCGCGAGATCAATGATGCCGGGCACACTGCGCCGCTGCTGCTCACCGTTGACCAGGTGGCGGCTATGGTGGAGTTCGCCACCGACGAGCATGTGGCCTCGTGGGCGAAGGCGAACGCCAGCGAGCCATCGGTGAAGGTGTCGTTCGCCAATCCTGACGGCACCTGGACCACCGAGGTCCTCGGCACGTTTGGCGAGATGATGGGTGGCTTGCCCAAGGACAGGAAGTGACGGGGTATCGCGAACCGGCGCTCTACGACCGAGTGCGGTTCAGTGCTGCGTTTTGCCGCAACACGGGACAGCACACCGGCTGGACGCCGTTCGCGCGGGGGGTAGTGGTCGCGGTTGACTACCCCATCAAGCGGACTGCGAGCTATGCGATAGCGACGGTGGCGTGGGACGACGGGAAGATGACGAAGGTGAACCTCGCCAACCTGATCGGCGAGAACATGCAGGAGACGGACTGATGGCAGAGAAGCCAACGATCACGATCACCGAAGCGCAGTATCACGAGGCCCGCGACCAGGACCTCGGCTACTGCCTGGCCTGCGGGGCTGAGCGCGAGTGCTGCGAGCCTGATGCCCGCAAATACGAGTGCGAGGTGTGTGGGGAGAAGCAGGTCTACGGCGTCGAAGAGTTGCTGATAATGGGCCGGGTCACGTTCAAGGAAACCGAGTGATGCCGAAGTTCAAGGTCCGTGTGTGCGAGAAGCAGGAGCGCCACTGCGATTTCGTGATACTGGCGCCATCTAAAGCCTCGGCGAAAGCGGAGGCGCTCAGGCTGGTGAGCAGCGGGATGGCAAATTGGAGTTACGAGGATCACGACGTGCAGAGCGCAAAAGTGGTGCCCGAGTGATGCCAAAGTTCAAGATCGGCGTTATCCGGAAGCAGACGCTCGAAGAGAAGGCCGAGATCGAGGTTGAGGCTGAGAGCGCCGTGGAGGCCGCATTGCTTGTGGCGGAAGCCTACAGCAAGAACGGAGACGAAGCCGCCGTCAACGGAGAGAAGCTGATCTTCGAGGGCGAGGAGCTCACCGACTGCACTTGTGACTACGGCCACTGGCCTGACGGCGAGGAATGGGAAGCTCTGCTGTAGCGACGTTGTTACAGTTGTGCAACCTGCCCAACCATGACACAATTATTTTCCACCCAAAGCAGGAGGGCGCAGATCGAAGACGACGAGCGAAGGGCACTTGAGGCTGAGTTTCTGGCGAATATCGCCAAGGAGCGAGCCACAAACCCGGACATCGACCAGCAATACCGGGAGCTAATTCCGGACATCCGTGCGCGGATGATCGCGATTATCGAACGGTTTGCCGAACCGAAAGACTGGGTCGAGGAAGAAGTTCTGCATCTCGCAAGGCGGGAACTGGCGTTTCTGGCGAGCGAGGAATTCAAACTCGGCACACTGAAGCAGAGGACGAACTAGGCGACCGACAGGCAATGAAGCCAGTCGAGCAGGAGACCACGGATGAAAGAGAAACAGGGGCCAACCAACGGCCTCGCCATAGGCGGCCCAACCAATGAGGCGGAAAAGGTCGTCAACACGATTGAGACCCTGACCCTCCCGGCGGCGTTGCTGATGGCAGCGGAAAGCGTCAGCGCCAAGAAGGCGCCGGAGGAATATCCGCTCATCACCAGCGTCTATCTCCACGTCAAGGACGGCAAGGGGCGGGTGGTGTCGACCGATGGGCACCGCATGTTCATCGGCACCTTCCCGCTACCCACGAAGGCGGAGGGCGGCACCCCGAGCTGGTTGCGGGCGGGCATCATGCTCTCGAACCAGGGGATGAAGGCGAAGATCGGCCTGATTACCAAGGTCGAGGCCACTGACACGCTGCGGATTTCGGGGATGAAGGGGGCGGCGAAGGTCAGCCTCTCGGATCCAGGGGACCGGGCAGTGTTCGCGGTCGACGTGATGGCGGGCACCTGGCCGGACTACGAGCGCCGGCTGACATCCACCAGCTTCGCGCAAGTGGCGGTAGACGCCGAAGGGAACCCCGTCGAAGAGAGCGTCACCCGCGAGTGGCAGGCCGTGGGGATCAATAGCAGCTACCTCAAGTCCTGCGGCGAGGTTGCCAAGCTGCTGGAGGCGGGGCTGCCGGCTGCCATGCGGACCAAGGAGGGCATGGCGGTGCGGACATTCGGGGGCGGCACCGAGACCGCGCCGGTGGTGTTCGCCTTCGACGGCTGGCCCGGGTCGCTGCTGGTGCTCAACCCGGCGCTCAGCATCAATCCGGAGATGAGCCGGGAGACAGCGGCCATCCTGGCGCCGGCGGCCCGGCTGACGATCGCCGCGCTGACGGCGCACAGGACGCGCCAGCTCATGCGGATGGAGAAGGCCACGACTGACTGGGAACGGGAGGATGCCCGCGCCAAGGCGGCCGACTTCAGCGCCAGGATCGCGGCGGTGCAGGACAAGGTGATCGCCGCCGCCGCCGCCATCGCAGCCGAGAAGGCGAAGCCGACCATCAAGGCGGAACCCAAGCCCGAGCCAGAGCCGCAGGACAAGGCGGAGGACGAGCCCGAGCCCGAGGACGAGCGGGATGATGATGCCCCCACCATGGGGCCGGCGCCCAAGACGCGCCGCACGAAGATCAACGTCGGACCCGCCAACTGACTGGCAGGGGCGGCCGGTGGCCGCCCCGCGACCTTGGGAAGATCACAATGAGCGACGACGACAAGACCAAGCAGGCGCGGATCGCGCGCCTGCGTGCCCTCATGCAGAAAACAACGCAGAACGGCTGCACCGAGGCCGAGGCCCAGGCTGCGGCTGCGATGGTCGACAAGCTACTGGGTGAATACGAGATCGACCTGACCGAGCTGGAGGTCAAGTCTCAGGACATCATCCAGCTCGACGTTGAGTGCCGGGAACACGAGGTCACGACGGCCGCGCTGGACATCGCCAACTTCTGCGACTGCCGGGTGTGGTTGTCGGGGCCGTCGATCTGCTTTCTCGGACTTGAGCTCGATGTTGAGGTGGCGGAATATCTGACGCTGCTGTTCGTGCGGGCCATAGATCGCGAGACAGCATCTACCACGTTCATGAACCCGGCCTATGCCGCGCTACCGAAGCCAGCCAAGCGCGAGTTCGTGCATTCGTTCCAGGCCGGAATGGCCGTGCGGCTGGGCGAGCGGCTCAAGGAGATGAAGTCCAAGCGGGATTGGACCGCGAAGGGCAGCGGCACCGACCTGGTGGTGGTGAAAAGCGCCCTGGTCAACCAGGCCTACGACGGCCTGGGCCTCAAGTTGGGGCACGGCAGAGGGAGGGCGATCAAGGACACCGCGGCCTTCGCCGCTGGTCGCGTGGCCGGCCAGGGCGTGGCGCTGAACGCTGGCGTGAAGGGCAGCAAGTCGCAGACGGGGCAGATCAAGTGAGATACCGGCAAGGGCGAGAGCCCAACGCAATGGCGCTCTACACGCGCGAGATGTGGATGCGGATCCCGGATGAGCTGTTCGCGGACATCACCGCCGCATCGCAGGAGCGGAAGCTCTCGCGGATTGATCTCATCATCGAGTGGCTCACGAAAGCTGTTGAGGCGGAGAGGCGCAAGTGAGCGAGCTCAAACCCATGCGGCCGGCGGCGGAGTTTTCCGCCGTGGCTACCGCCGCGGTGTTTATCCACGATCCCAACCACTTCCTTCGGGTGTTCCGCTACGCCGCTGACAACGGCTTGGATGATCAATTCCTGCGGACGCTTGGGCGGCTGATGCAACTGCTGGCGACAAGGGGAGGCGAGATATGGCCATACGGACAGGACGAACCAAACCTCGCATGGCGTGGGTGTGGAATGGTCGGCGTCATGTTTTTCCACCGCGACATCCGCGAGTGGTCGATGCACACATGATGCGTGCGCTGCTGGCGGACCTGCTCGATTGGGCGGAGATGATGGGCGGCTGGGAGGCGCCCGTGTGGGAACGTGCGAAAGAGATGCACGATGCGCTCCCACCGAAAGAGGACCAGGATGGCGCAGACTAAGACGGGACGCCTCAAGGTAACTGCCGCGTGGGCTAAGATGTCTGTTGCGGAATACCTGAACCGGAAAGCCGGTGGAATTAGCTTCTGCACTAAATGCAAGGCGTGGAAGGAGAACGTTGAATTTGGACCGGACAAAAGCCGCACAGACGGCGTCGCACGAACATGCAAAGCCTGCAGGGGGGCGCGCCACAAACTGACATACAGGCCCAAGCCGAAGCGGACCGAAAAGAGGGTTTTCTCGGCCAAGGCTATCGCCAGCATGTCGGCGGGGCAGAAGCGGTCTTATGCCAACGGCCGCCCGGGCAACATGAGGGGGAAAAAGCACACGCTTGAGGCGCGGATAAAAATATCAAGGAGACTGCGGGCGAGCTACCAGGGCGGAAGAAAGCCAGCGTCATTCAAGGACGGAGACGCCAAGGAGCGATTGAAGCTGCGAGCCATGCCTGAATACAGAGCATGGCGATATGAAGTTTTCGCACGAGACAACTTCACATGCCAGGACTGCGGAGACGCAAGAGGCGGGAACCTACACGCGCATCACATCGAGCCGTTTGCAACGCACGAAGCGCTTCGGTTTGAGGTCTCAAACGGCGTCACCCTTTGTAGAGACTGCCACGACTTGAGGCACGCAGCAGCGGACGGAAAAAGGAGGCTAAAGCGAGATGGCTTCAGAACGAGGCACTGGAATAGGTTCCGGAAGCCATTCGATCCATTCGGAAAAGATTGGGAGAGCGGGGCGTGACCACGAGGACAACTATTTCCTGGAGTCTGTCGTCATGGAATCCGAGCGTCGGATGTGACAAGGTCAGCGAGGGATGCAGAAATTGCTACGCCGAGACCATGGTGTCACGCCCTGGGCTTGGCTTCGGGCATCCGTTCAACGAGGTGCGCTTGCACCCAGAGCGGCTTGCGCATGTGCGGCGGTTCAAGCCCGTCACCGGAGCAGACGGCCGGATAACGCCTCATCTCGTGTTCGTAAACAGCATGAGCGATTTGATGCACGACGCCATCCCGGACGCCTTCGTGCATCAGGTCTTCGACGTGATGGAGGCGAACCCGCAGACCGTGTTTCAGGTGCTCAGCAAAAGGGCCGTAAGGGCGAGGCGGTTCCTCGTCGATCGCTTCGGAGGGCGAGGCATACCGCAGCACATCTGGTTCGGCTTCACGGTGGAAACCAACGAGGTTGCCGGCCGGCTGAAGATCCTTCGCACCATCAAGGAACGGGTCGGGGGAATGGTAACGATGGTCAGCGTTGAGCCCATCGTCGGCCCAACTGACAAGCTCGACTTCGATGGTATCGCCTGGGTCATCACTGGCGGCG